AAACAACAGACGTCCTATCAGGGTAGACTTTCCATCGTCTACCGAACCGGCTGTCAACAGGCGTAGCAAGTCTTTCTTACAGGAAACAATAATAGATTTTATGAAAATGCGAAAGAGCATTAAAAAGCCTGTTACAGAAAGAGCCTTAAAAGGAATACTAAATAAACTAGATAAGTTAGCAACAACAGATGATATCAAAATTAAAATACTGGAAAACTCAATTGAAAACTGTTGGCAAGGAGTTTTTCCGTTAAAAGACAACTTCGGCAATTACAACTCAAATAAATATCAAGATAACAACAATTCAAACTCAGTAGAGGACTTACAAAAACACCAAGGTTATATAGATCCCGAAAAAATGAAACCAGTAAGTCAAGATGACTTAGATGAAATAGACGAATTACAAAGAGAATTAGATGAAATGGGAGGCGGCAAAATAGAAGAATGGCTATAGAATATCAATGCAAGAAGTGTAGAGATTTAGGATACATTTTTCAGGAAGATGAAAAAGGCTATACTGTAGCTACTCCTTGTGAGTGCATTGAAAAAAGACAAATAAAAGAGAAGCTAGAAGGATGTGGCCTAACAGATTCTTTTAAAAAGAAAACTTTTTCTACTTTTAAAACAGATACAGAGCATCAGAAACAGGCAAAATTACGAGCTATGAGCTACTGTAAGAAGTTTAAAGAAGAAAAAGGTAGTTTCTTATTAACTGGAAATCCTGGAACAGGGAAAACACATTTAGGAATTGCAATAATGATGCAACTTGTAAATCAAAATGTAGGATGTAGATATGCTGAATATATCAGTTTAATTATGCGTTTAAAACAATGTTGTATGGATCCAATTAATTACAATAAAGAGATAAACGAATATAAAAATTGCACTGTACTATTTTTAGATGATTTACTTAAAGGTCAGACAAGTGAAGCTGATAGAAAGTATATCTATGAAATAATAAATTATCGTTACATGACAGAAAAATCAATTATAGTAAGCACAGAAAAATCACTAAATGAATTAATGGATTATGATGCTGCTATAACTAGTAGAATCATAGAAATGTGCAGAGAAAATATAATTGATTTTAAAAATGTACCGAATATGAGATTACAAAAGGGGGTTTAAGAAGTGCCTAGAAATACTTTAGTTTCAAAAGATGAGGCTTGGAAAGATATCAAAGGATATGAAGGTTTATATCTAGTTAGTAATTTAGGTAATGTATATAGTTACTTATCAAATAAAAAATTAAAACCAGGAAATGATAAAGGTTATTTGAAAGTAAATTTATGCAAGAATAACAAAGTAAAACAATTTACCGTGCATAGATTAGTTGCATTAGCGTTTTTATCTAATGAAAATAATTATCCATGTATTAATCATAAGGATGAAAACCCTAGCAATAATAATGTTGATAATTTAGAATGGTGTACTTACAAATATAATAATAATTATGGAAGTATACGAGAGAGAATTAGCAAAACATTAAAAGGTAAAAATGCAGGTGAAAAACATCCTATGTATGGAAAACATCACACACTGAAAAGTAAAAAAGAAATGAGCAAAAAGTTAAGTAAACCTGTTATATGTATAACTACGGGGGAAATATTTAATTCTTTAAAAGAAGCGAGTATAAAAACTGAAACATCTTACTCTAGTATAAGTGACTGTTGCAGAAATAAAAAACAATCAGCTGGAAATCATCCAGTAACAGGCGAAAAACTAAAATGGGAATATTATAAGAAATAAAGGAGGATGATTTTATGCCACGCAACACCTTGGGTGACCTAAATAATCATTTATTCGCTCAACTAGAACGTTTAAATGATGAAGAGATAACTGGAGAAAAATTAGAAGATGAAATTACAAGAAGCAAAGCAGTTATAGGAGTTTCAAAACAAATTATTGCTAATGCGAATGTTGTATTAAAAGCAAAATCCATAGAATTAGAATATGGTAAAAACAGTGAAAAAGAAATGCCTAAAATGCTTGAGGGTGGTGAATGATGTACGAAAGACCACCACATAGATGGAGTGAAGAAGAAAAAAAGTACCTTGGGGAAATTACTCCAGGAAAACATCGCAAGGAAATACTTGATTTAATGAACGAAAAGTTTGAGTATAATTTTAATTTAGCTCAAATAGAAAGTGCAATTAAAAGATTTGGCTATAATACAGGATTTAACGGCCAATTTAAAAAAGGACATAAAACCTGGAATAAAGGCACAAAAGGGCTTACTGGTCCAAATAAAACTTCTTTTCAAAAAGGTTGTAAACCTTGGAATAAAAAAGAAATTGGTAGTGAAAGAATTGATAGTAATGGATATATTCTAATAAAAGTAAAAGAACCTAATGTGTGGAAATTAAAGCATAGGATTCTATATGAAAAATATCATAATGTCAAATTAACACAAGATGATGTAGTTATATTTGCTGATCAAAACAAATTGAACTTAGAAAAAGATAATTTAATATTAATTAATAAAAGTCAATTACTAAGAATGAACCATGAAAAATTAATTTTTCATGATAAAGAATTGACGAAAACGGGTTCAAATATAGCTAAATTAATAATGAAAGTTAGTGAAAGGAAAGGTAAAGATGAATAATGTAGTTTTAGTAGGACGATTAACAAAAGACCCAGAGTTAAGATACATACCTAATTCTGGAACACCTGTTGCTACTTTTACGATGGCAATAGACAGAGACTATAAGAAAAAAGATGGGACAAAAGAAACAGACTTTATACCAATAGAAGTTATAGGGAAAGCAGCTGAATTTTGTGCTAACTATTTATCAAAAGGAAGATTAATAGCAGCACAAGGAAGTATCAAAGTAGACAGATATCAAACTCAAGAAGGGGAAAATAGAACATTTACAAAAGTCAGTGCAAGAAATGTACAAGCATTGGATTATGTAAAAGACAATAGCAGTAAACCAAATTTTGAACCAACTACAGGTTTAGATCCTAATGGTTTCCAAGCAATAGATGACGAGGATATACCATTTTAGAAGGGAGTAAGTAAAATGATGAAAGATAAAGCATGTTGTTATGACTGCTTATACATGAAAAATGAAAGAGGAATAAAAAGTTGTAAAAAAACAAACAAGGAAATAGTAAATCCATTTGATAATGTTTGCAAGAAGTTCAAATGCTTTCAATGTACTAAACATGAAAGAGAGGAATGTCAATGTTATACGAACTTTTAAAAATATTGACAGCTTTTTATGCTGGATTTTTCTTAGGAGTTTGTTGGTTTGCAATGAATGATGATTAAGGGGGAAGGTAAATGAGTATAGGGGGATTTCGTTAGAGAAAAAAGACTTTATATGAAGAAAAGCAGAAGTAATTTAGCAAAAGATGTAGGGGTTACAGAAAGCTATATAGCAAAACTAGAGAATGGAGTTATAACAAATCCTACCCTAATGGTGTTAAAAGGACTTTCAAAAGCTTTAAATGTATCACCATTAGAGTTTTTTAAATAAGAGAAAAGCATTAGTTTTTTTAAAAGGTAATGAAAAAATAAATATGACAGAATTATGTTCAAAGTTAAATATAGAAAAAGGCAGTTTAACTAGTTTAATAGATAATTTAAGTAAAAAAGGATATGTTTGTAGAAAGAAAACTATTAAAGATAGAAGGAAATATATAATAGTGCTAACTGAACAAGGAAATGAAATCGCTATTGATTTTATAGAAAAGCTGAGTACTAACTTAGAGAAAAAATTTAAAAAATTAAATAAAAAAGATAGAAACAATTATTTAGTTGCTATAAAAGTTCTAGAAAAATTATCAGATATTTAGATTAAATAGGGGGAGAAAATTTGAAAAATATAAAATTAAAACAACTATCAATAAACAATTTTAAAGGCATATCAAAATTAGACATAAATTTCAAAGATATCACAACAATATCAGGCCAAAATGCAACTGGAAAATCAAGTATTTTTGATGCTTTTACATGGTTATTATTCGATAAAAACAGTAAAGGAGATAGCAAATTTGAGTTAAAACCTTTAGATGAAAATAACGAATATATAAGAGGTTTAAATCCTCATGTAACAGGCATCTTAGAAGTAGATGGATTAGAAGTAAAACTATCAAAAGAATATAAAGAAAAATGGACCTCTAGAAGAGGAGAAAGCGAAAAAGTATTTGATGGGAATACAACAAAATATGAAATTGATGATATTCCAGTTAAAAAATCAGATTATAACAAGCAAATAAATGAAATAGCAGACGAAGAAACATTTAAATTATTAACTAACCCTTTCCATTTTCCTTCTCTTGGTTGGAAAGAACAAAGAAAAGTCATCTTAGAAGTTGCTGGAGGGAATATATCAGTAGATGATGTTGTAAAAACTGATAAAGATTTAAATTTAGTAAAACAAGATCTAGAAAAAGAAGATGTATCAAAGCTAATAGACAGTAAAAAAGGTAGCATTAAAAAACTAAGAGAAAATAAAAAGTCAATTCCTTATAAAATCGAGGAATTAATGGAAACAGTAGTTGATTTAGATGTAAAAGAAGTTGAAAAAGAAATAGCATTTAAAGAAAGTAAGTTAAAAGATATAGACAATAAAATAAGCGATATAGCTAATAGTAGTAAAGAATTATTAGCTAAAAGAAATGAAGTAATGAAAAAAATAAGTGAAAATGAAAACTTAATCGAAGAAGAAAGACAAGCTGACAGAAAAGATTATGACAATAAAGTAAGAATATTAGAAGAAGAAAGAAGAAAAGAAGAAAAAGATTTATATTCACAACAACAAAAGAAAAATGAATGTGAATATAAAATAGATGGACTAACTAGAAAGTTTGAAATGTTAAAAAATGAAGCTGCTAAATTAAGAGAAGAATTTAGTGGAATTCAAGCTGAGAAAGTTGATTTTAGTAGTATAAAAACAGAGTGTCCTACTTGTAAACGACCTTTTGATGAATCAGACATAGAAGAAAAACAAGCAGAATTAGAGAAAAACTTCAATCTTGATAAAGCTAGAAGAAAAGAAGAAGTAATAGAAAAAGGCAAAATAAAAGTTAAAGAACAAGAAGATATTCAAGAAGATATCGAAAATTATACTTTAAAGCTTTCTGAGATAGAAAATAATATAAACATCAAGAAAGAAAAAATAAATCAGCTAGAAAGCCAAATAGGAGGTATTTCTTATACGCCTAGTAATGCAACGAAAGAAAAAATATTAAAACTTAAAAGAGAAAACAACAAGCTTTTAGAAAGTTTACAAGAAGATGATACATATCCAGATAAATCAGGACTTTTAATTGAAAAAGGAGAAATTAATACACAACTAAAAGGGTTATATAGTCAATTAGGAGCAGTTAAAAATAACAAGAAAGTAAATCAAAGAATAGAAGATCTAAAAGCAGAGGAAAAACAAATCGGAGTAGAAATAGCAAGACAAGAAGGTCTTATAATGCTATATGAAAAGTTTATTACTAAGAGAGTAGAACTTTTAGAAAAAAATATAAATAAGCATTTTAAGAACGTAAGCTTTAAATTATTCTCTACTCAAGTTAACGGAGCTATTGCAGAAACCTGTGAGGCAACTATAAATGGAGTACCATTTTCTAATGCAAATACTGCAGGTCAAATAAATGCTGGTATAGATATAATAAACACTTTATCCGAGTATTTCGAATTAGTCGCACCTATATTCATTGATAATAGTGAATGTGTAAATAAAATAGCAGATACTAAAGGTCAGTTAATTAAATTGGTAGTTACAGAGGATAAAAAAATAAAAATAGATGCCATAGAAATTGCTACAGAAGAAGAAAGAAAATTCTTTGAAGAGAAAATTCAAGAAGCTAAAAATAGAATAGACGAGTTTAGTAATAGTTGTGATATTGAAGATATTTTATATGAATTAATTCCAGATATATACCAAATGGAAGAAGAATTTATAGAAAGTAATAGATGGTCAAATACCATGTCACAAGAATATCGATGGAAAAACTTAAAAGCTTGTGTAGTTTGGAATGAACCTGCTACAGAAGCACAATCAGGTCAACCTACAGACCCGACAATATCTATAATTGAATAGGTGAAAATAATGAAATGGAGCATAGAAGAAGAAAAGTTTTTAGAAGAAAATTATAAATTAATATCAGATGAAGAAATAGCAAAATATTTAGGGCGAACATTATCTTCAGTTAGAGGAAAGGTTAATTTTGAAAAAGCTAAGAGACATAAACAAGATAGATTGACTAAGAAAAATAACTATCTAACAGAAGAACAAAGGAAAGAAAAAGTTAAACGTATATTGTTACTAGCAACAGGAGTTTTATTAGATTAGGAGAGTGACGAGTATGAATCAAATTGCTAAACAACAAAAAAATCAAGTAAAGACAGTAGAAACATTAATGTCCAAGAGTGATGTAAAAAGTAAATTTACAGATGTATTAGGTAAAAAAGCTCCAGGGTTTATAGCATCTATAATAACAGCAAGTAAAAACAACTTAAAAGATGTAGAACCAGGATCTATTTTAAAAAGTGCAATGACTGCTGCAACATTAGATTTGCCGATAGAACAAAATTTAGGATTTGCTTATTTAGTACCTTATAACAATAAAGTTAACGGACAATGGATTAAACAAGCACAATTTCAATTAGGTTATAAAGGATATATACAGTTAGCTATTAGAAGTGGCCAATATAAAACTATAAATGCTATAGAAGTTTATGAAGGTGAAATTAAAAAGATTAATAGATTAACTGGAGAAATTGAATTAAATGAAAATGAAAGTGAAATAGACAGAAGTAAAGTTATTGGATATATGGCTTATTTTAGACTTATAAACGGCTTTGAAAAATCATTATATATGAGTAGAGAAGAAGCAGAAGCACATGCTAAAAAGTATTCTAAAGCTTATGCAAAAGGGAAAGATTGTTTATGGAAAAGCGACTTTGATGCAATGGGAATTAAAACAATCTTAAAAAGATTAATCAGTAAATATGGAATTATGAGTGTAGAAATGCAAAAGGCTATATTAACTGATCAAGCAATAATAGATGAAAATGACAACTTAATATATGCTGATAATCCAAATTCTATAAATCAAGAAATAGAAGAAAAAGCAAATAAAAAAACTATCGATATGGACGATGCTGAAGTTATAGATGCTGAAGTTGTAGAAGAAACTAAAGAACAAGAGGAAGAGGCTTGTCCGTTCTAAAAGTTTTAGCAAGTGGGAGCAGGGGTAATTGCTATTTACTTATTACTCCTGATGAAACTCTAATAATTGAAGCAGGTATCAAATATAAAGAAATTTTAAAAGGTCTTAATTACAAAATTGACAAAGTTGTTGGATGTTTAGTTACTCATGAACATAAAGATCACTCTAAATCAATTAAAGACTTAACAGAAAATGGAATAGATGTATATTCAGCTAAGGGGACTTTTGAAAAGTTAAACATAAAAAACTATAGGACTAAAATAGTAAAAGCTAACAAAAGGCAACAAATAGGAAATTTTACTATTTTACCGTTTGATGTTATTCATGATGCAGAAGAACCTTTAGGATTTCTTATAAAACATCAGGACATAGGAACTTTGTTATTTATAACTGATACTTGCTACTGTGAATACAACTTCAAGAATGTAAATAGTATCTTGGTTGAATGTAACTATATCAAAGAAAATTTAGAAGAATATTGCATAGAAACAAGTTTAAGCGTTCGTATAAAAGAATCACATTTTGAACTTGAAAATGTAATTGACTTTCTAAAAGCTAGTAATTTAAGTAAGACAAGAAATTTGATGTTATTACATTTAAGTGACAAACACGGAGATAGTCAAATAATGAAAGAAAAGGTAGAAGAAGCTACTGGAATACCTGTTTTAATAGCAGAAAAAAGCACAGAAATTATATTTTAGGGGGTAAAAGATGATAAAAGCAATCGTAAATAATGGAAAAGTAGAGGTAAACATAAAAGGTGAAGACAGAGCAAAAATGTTGACTGAACTAGCATATTTAAACTATGGAGTTCTAAAAGGAATGGCAGATGAATGTGATATAAGTGAAACAAAATTATTAAACATCTTAACTACATCAATAGAAAAAATAATACAACTAAGAAGTAAAGATATAAAAATCAAATCACATACTGAAACAGAAGAAACAAACATAGAAGAAGCTTTAAAAGGTGCAATAGAAAAGCTTGCAGAGTTATTAAAAGACAAGGAGTAACTATGAAAGAAAGAGTAGGAAATATAAGAAAGATAGATAAATTAGGAAGAGTATCTATACCTGCAGAATTAAGAAGATTGTTACACATAAATAGAGAAACTCTTCTGGCAGTAGAGTATGATTCAATTTTAAAAGAAATAAGAATTATACCTTTAAAAGAAGAAAATTAACTAATAAATATCCTAGGAGGCGTAAAACCTCCTGGAGCTATGAAAAGGTGATGAATATGGGAGGCAAAATAGCAACTGATTTAGAAATAAGAAAGTTAAAAAGATTGTATAAAAAAGGTTATAGTGCATTAGAAATAGCTTACAACATAAACAGACCTGTTTCCTTTGTAAAAAAATATATAAAGAAAATAGAAAATAAAAAATAGTAAAATCTTGAAGGGGGTTAATATAATGGGAAGACCTTTTGGAAAAGTTGACAAACAAGATTTAGTAGGAAAGAAAATAGGAAAGCTTACAGTTGTAGAGTATGCTGGAAAAAGAAATAGAGGAAAAATAAAATACGATTATTACTTATGTAAATGTGAGTGTGGAAATGAAAAATTAGTAGTTAGATCTAGTTTACTAAAAAAGAAAGTAAAAAGTTGTGGATGCTTAAGAACAAGTAAAAATATTAAAAATGCATTTGTACCAAAAGTACAAAAATTAGAAAAAACTAATGGAAATACAATTAAAGTTTATAAACTTAATCCAAATGAGCTAGATGCATATTTAAAAGAGTTAAAGACGAAAGAAGTTCAATATGCTGGAGTTAGAGGATGGTGATAAAGTGAAAGTTTTTCAATACGTAGCTCTTATGAGTAAAGGCAGAATAGAGAGTGATAAAGACCAGGTATTTAAATATTTAGTTGAAAACTTAAAAAGCTCTTGTGATGTTATAACTGATTTAATACAAATAGACTTATGTAAAAGTGATTTTTATATAAAAAATTGTACAAAATTTAAAAGTTGCAAAGATTGTTTAAATTACTTTTTAGACTGGGAGGTTGATTATGAAGAAGTGCAAAGAATGCAATAGAGAATATGAAGATCCTCAAACTGTTGGAGACTTCTTTGGAATATGCGATGAGTGTTATAAAGAAGAGTACAAAAAAATAGAATACAACAAATATATAATGCCTCTTCTAGCTGAAAATCATCTTTCTACTATAGAACAAATGATGAAAGTAACAGAAGAACAAGCTGAATTTATTGGAGCGGTAGCAAAATTCGAAGCAGAAAGTGGAACAAATGAAGAAAAAGAACATATAATCGAAGAATTCTTTGATATGATTCAAGCATCTTTAGGACTTTTAGACAAAATGAGGTTAATTAATCTCTTAGAAGAAGGTCGAATAAAACATATAGCAAAGTTAATCGAAAGAGGTTGGGAGTTCAAGAAAATGCTATAAACATTCAATAAAATTATTTTATCTACAATATAAAAATAATGAGGTGGAATGTTTGAATAAAGATGTTATGGAAGAAACAGAAATGATTTTAAAAAACATGAAATTTATAACTATCTATATACAGCAAAAGGAAGAACATATAAAAAAGATAAAGGACGGAGATAGGGGGGCGATAAAGGCAGTTTGTAATGATATGGTTAAATCTTCTCCAACTCATGCAATTAATAGACCTATAGAAAATGAAGTTATAAGAATAGATGATTTAATTGCAAAAGTTGAGGGAGATATATTTGAACATAAAAAAAACAGAAAGGTGATATCAGAAGTGTTTAAAAGCATGAGTGAAAAACAAAGAAAGATATTTAAATATATTTACTTTGAAGAAAAAACTCTTAAAGATATTGCCGAGGAGTTTGATTGTACAATAGCAAATGTACATTACATTAAAAAGAAAATAATCGAAAAAATGGCAGTAGCCTTATTTGGCCAAGATGCATTGAAAGGGGAAGAAAAATGATAATACATAAATCAATAATACATGTACTAGATACAAATAGTGATGCTCCAATATTAAATGACTATGAATGTAAAAATAGTTTAGAAGTAGATAAGTTTTTTCAAAAGATAATAACTAGAGTTTTAAAAGATGATGATCTAAGAAAAGCAAAATTCAAAGATTACAACGATAATATTGTAAAAAATTGTTGTGAACAAATAATCTACGATGAAAAGACATTCCTACCAAATTCAAAAGAGATAGCAGCATATTTATTTGAAGTAATGCAACGAAATGGTGAAATAGATTCTTGTGATTTAGCAATATGTTTATACAGTGTTAAAGATGAAAAAAATGTAGCAATTATAAAACTTGATTATAAAAAACTTTACACTCATTCAATAGAATATGTAGAAGATAAATTCAACATACAAATAGCATCAAATGAGATAGGCATACCTGAAACAGGTCGACAAAAACAATGTGTAATAGTTGGACCTAATGGAGTGAACGATTATTATCACTTTAGATTATTAGACAAAGATGCAGAAAAGGACCAACTAGAAACTAAATTTTTAACAGAGTTTCTAAATGCTGAAAAGATAGAAGATGATAAATATAAAACAAAAGTATTTAAGAAAACTGCAGACAACTGGATAACAAATGCAATATCAGAAGATATGAAAATGGCCGAAGATATAAGAAGTATGCTTAATTATACTTTAAAAGAAAAAGAAACTGTAGATGTTAAAAAATTTGCTGAAAATAGTATTCAAGATAAAGAATTACAAGAAAGCTTTAATGAACATATGGAGGATAGAGGTTTAACTGAAAACTTTGAAATAGACAAGAAATGGATTGAAAAGAAACTTAAAAACAGAAATATAAAAACTGATACTGGCTTTAGTATAAAAGGAAAGTTAACAGATTTTGAAGATCCAATGAAATACAGCTTTAGAAAAAATGAAAATGGAACATTCGATATAGTATTAAAAAATATAACTTTTTATGAGGAAAAATAAAATGACAAGTGAAGAAAAAAACAAATTAGCAGAAGAAAATTTAGGATTAGTTTATTTAGTTGTAAACAAAGAATTTACTTATGAAAAAACTACAGAAAGCGATAGAGAAAACTACATAGAAGAAGGTATGATTGGATTAGCAAAAGCTATTAATACATTTAATCCAAGTAAAGGTGCTAAATTTAGTACATATGCTTATACATGCATAAAATTTGAAATAAATAGCTATGTAAGAAAGAAAAACAATCATAAAAGAAAAATAAACTATGTTTGTAAAAATTCAATAGATGAATATATAAAAACTCACAAAGATATTTTAATGGATACGAAAGATGCTTATTCTTCTTTAGTAAATAGAGATGAAATATTAAATATACTTGGAAAGATGAAGATAAAAAATATAAAGTATATCACTTTAAAACGTGCAGAAGGTTATACGTATGAAAAAATAGGTAATAAAATTGGAGTTAGTAAAGAAACAATACGAGCAAGATTGAATAAAGCTAAAAAAGAATTAATCGAATTAGGAATAACTGCATAAGGGAGGATAGTATGGAAGAAAAATACATATACAAGTGTGAATATTGCGGGAAAGTTTACGACTGCAGAAAGCAAAAACATTATACGATTGACATTCCTGGAGAAAAGTTTTTAAAACAAACTTGCAGTTTGAAATGTGCAGAAAAGTATAAAGACAGATTAATAGAAGATGCTGAAAAAAGATGCTTAAATCTAAGACAAAATACTAAAATTGTTGAATATTGCAAGGAGGGAATATGATAAAAGCACAAAAAGAAATGCTGACAGTTAGTGACCAGTTATGTTTATTTTAGGAGGTGATTAATTGATATTAGCAAGATACAAAGAATTAGTCGAACTGGCTAAGAAATACATAGAAAAGGGATATAGCACATTGGATGCTATTAAATTAGCTGAAAAGGAATTGGAGGAAGATTATGAATAGGGAAATTAAATTCAGAGGATATAGTATAAAAGAAAACAAATGGAAATATGGTTACTTATCAAAATATAATAATAAACATGGGATAAGCGATGATATGGGAATTGGAGATTTTGTTTATAAAGAAAGCATCGGAGAATACACAGGACTAAAGGATAAAAACGGAGTGGAAATATATGAAGGAGATATAGTAAGACGACCTGCTTATAGTGAGGAAGAAAGAGATTATATAGGAGATATAGTAGGATTATATCATATACCAGAAAAAATTGGAGAAGTTATTATGTATGAAGGTGCGTGGTGTTTAAAATTCGAATTAAATGAAAAAAAAGTCTTAAATCCATTTTTTGAAATGATGGAGTTCGATAGATTTGATTTGATTGAAGTGATAGGAAATATATACGAGAATAAAAACTTATTGGAGGAAAATTAATGGAAGAAGTAAAGCAAGCATTACTAACAATAAAAAAAGAATGCAGTAGCAATGAAGATTGTGAAGGTTGCTCAATATCTAAGGTATTAGGATATAGTTGCCAAGAGGTAGCTATTCCAGAAGAATGGGAAATAGAAAGGGAAAAAGATGAATAGAGCAATAGCAGATGCAATAATCATATTTGTTATAAGTTTGTGGATAGTAAGTAAATTATGCATGTAAAATACAAATAATTGACATAAAAAAAGGAATGCTTTCACATTCCGACAAATTCCTTAATAATATTATAACAGGAGTGTGGGAGCATGGCAATATTAAATGTAAGTGAACAAGCAAAAGAATTAGCTAAGGAAGTAGTATTTGAAATAAAAAAACAACAAAAAGACAAAAGATTACACAATACTAAACTATTAATGAAAAACTACGACAAACTAAAAAATCATATAGAAAAAGTTAATAGCGATGGCTTCAAAGGATATTTTGGAGAAGAATTACAAGATGCACTAGAAGAAAATGATATATTTCTTAACAGTGTACTTAGAACAAAAGCAAGAACAGCACAAATGGTTTCTTGTATAGATATATCATTAGAAATATTAGCTGATGAATACGAAGAAAACGGAACTTATTACATATACGATGCTTTTCATATGTATTACATAGAAAAAATTACATATGAAGAAATAGCTGAAAGACTTAATACAGGCAAGAACACTCCAGCAAGATGGGCAAAAGAGGTGCTAAATAAGTTAAGTATCTTATTATGGGGAGTTGAAGCATTGGGGATTTAATAGGGAATACATGGGGTTTTCGTGGGGGTTTACCAGTAATATAATGATAGTATAGAGAAAGTATAATTTAAGGTTGTTTCTTTACGAACTCTTATTGAATGTCAGATAGCCTGGTAACCTATTTGACTAGTATAATTGCTACAGTTTTTTTTAAAACATTGGTTTTTTCTTGGCACATAGAACATGTGTCCCCCTTAAGTATTAAGAATATATACAACTTAGTTATGACAGGAAATGGCTGGGAGTAAAATCCCAGCAACATGCAAGTAATGGAAATCACTCCCCCATGTGATACAGGTTCGAATCCTGTAGCTTGCTAATTGTAATTACTATCATACAACAACAGAAACAGATTTTAATCTCATACTCAATTTGGAAAAGAGCCCTTCATGGGCTCCTTTTGTTGTGCAAAGAAAGAGTTGATCTAAATGAGTAGAAAAATATTTCAAAGAAAAGAATACAGTATTTATCAAGTTGGCGATGGATATATAGTACATAATACTAACGGAGAATTTACAAAACATCATACTCATATAAGAAGTTTCAAGAAAGCTAAGAGCATAATAGATTTAGCTGTAAGAAAAAAGATGCCTAATACACCAAGGAAATGGGAGATAGAATGCTTATTAAGAATAGTTAAAGATGAAAAATATAAAAAAAAATTAAGAAGCTTATTATTAGAATTAAAATAAATGTTGCGAATATTAATATAAGCAGATACTCTTTAATTAAGATTAATAACTAAAGGAGTGAGTTTATGGGAAATATAAAAAGATTATTAGTAGTATTATTAGTATGTATGATATCTATTGGATGTGTTGCTTGTAGTGGAACAACATCAGAAGACAGCAAGGTTAACCTAGAAGATATGACAGGTTCAGAGAAAGTTGATTACTTTATAACAAAAGGAAGAAATGATTATGAAGCTGTAAAGAATGATGATGATAAGTTGACTGACTTAGGGGTACAATATATAAAAGATATTGGTGAATATGTAGATAACAAGAGCCAGTTTGATAGTAATGACAACATGGAAGATATAATGACAAAAGGTAGCTTTCTAGAACAGTATGGAAAAGATAAAATGGAAATGTTTAAAACATCAGGACAAGAAGATAGTAACGGATATAAAACGGCTAAAGAAGTTAACTCTTTAGGAATGAATGCAGTGCAAATGGTTAAGTATGTTTATAGAGAAGCTGAAACAAAAGAAGATGACTCTACAAAAGCAAATATAAAACAAGTAAAAGAGAGTCTAGAACAATTACAATAATATATGATATATAAAGGATCTTATTATAATTAATGAGGTCCTTTATTATTTAGGAGGAAAGATAAATGAGACAGGAATTAGAGGACTTAAGGTATGCACTTAATGAGATAATAGGCGAGTTAAGATATGCATTTAATACAATGATAGATGAGTTTAAAAAATGTATAAGTACTATTATAAATATATCATTAGAATTAGAATCAACGCGTAAAAAACTAAAAGAGCATAAAGATAATTATAGATTGTTTAGATATAGATATAGAAAGACTAATGCATTAAATAGTCAAGTGTATAATAGGAAACGTATATGTAGATGTAGGAGTAATATCTAAGATGGTAAAGAACTTAGAACAATGGATAAATGAATTGATAAAAGATAAAGAGTTATGGAAGTTCTATAAGTCAAAAGAGTTTAGACATCTAAAGAAAGAAGTATTAAGAGAGCAGCATTATGAATGTCAAGAATGTAAAAGGCTTGGAAAGATAACTAAAGCTGATACAGTACATCATGTTCAGCATGTTAGAAAGCATCCAGAGTTGGCACTATCGAAGTATTATACATATCAAGGTAAACAATATAGAAATTTAATTGCTGTTTGTAAGTCTTGTCACAATAAGCTTCACCCAGAAAAGCATAAACCTAAAAAAGATATATTTATTAACGAAGAACGTTGGTAATATACCCCCCACTCCCCTATATGGGGTAAATTTTTTGGGGGACGTTTCAACGGAGGGGGGAGTAGACAAAACAGAAATTTCTACTTCTCACGTGAGGGAGGGGCTAAAATATGAAGGAGGTGAACATATATGGCAAGAGAAAGAAAAGCGGTAAAAGAATTAAGAGAAAGTGAAAAATATGAAAGAATTAGAGAAGATTTACTGGACCAGTTAGAAAGAAATTTTACTTATGGACAACAATTTAAAGATTTAGTAGAAGATTATATGTCCCTCTGGATTGTAAAAAATCTGCTAATAGATGACATCAAAGCAAGAGGGGTTAGCATTAAGTGGAATAATGGTGGTGGGCAAAGTGGATACAAGAAAAATGATAGCATAGCTGAACTTAATAAAACTAATGCGCAAATGCTAAAACTTTTAAATGAATTAGGAATTAAAGCTACTGTAGCAGATGGTGGTGACTATGATGAATTATAAAGTTTATTGTCATATATCACCAAATAATAAAGTCTATATAGGAATAACTCAACAAGAACCTAAACAAAGATGGCAAGGTGGAAATGGATACAGAAAAAATTTACATTTTTATAGTGCTATTAAAAAATATGGATGGAATAATTTTAAACATATTATCTTATTTGATAAACTTACAAAAGAAGAAGCCAAAAAAAAAGAAATTGAATTAATAAAACAATACAATTCTACTAATAGAAAATATGGATACAATATCGAAAATGGTGGAACGTGCGTTGGCAAAGTATCTGATGAAACAAAACTAAAGTTAAGAGAAGCAAGAATTGGTGAAAAAAATCCAAGATACGGAAAACCGCAATCTGAAAATCAGAAAAAAAGTTTATTAGAAGCTAATAGTGTAGAAGTTTATCAAATAAATAAAAATAATGGGATTATAATAAATAAATATGATTCTATAGCTATAGCAGCTAAAAAAATGAATATATGCTATCAATCAATTAGTAGATGTTGCGGGAATAAATGTAAAACTGCAGGTGGTTTTATATGGACATATGCAAATAAATATGAAGAAGAAATAAAACATAGGCTAAAAAAAGTAAATATTAAATCTGATTCTAAAAAAGTTGCAAAAAAAGATAAAAATACAAATGAAATAATCCGTGTATATAAATCTATAACAGAGGCGAACAGATGCACTAAAATAGGAATAAGCCATATTAGCGAATGCTGTAAAGGTAAAAGGAAAACTGCAGGTGGTTTTATATGGTGCTATATTTATGACTGATATTCCTAAAGCGATGCAAGAATACATTGATATAGTAAAAAAAGATAAAATTAAGACCTGCAAAGAACAGAAAATGCTGATAAAGCTAATAGAGAAAATATTTCAAACGGAAAATTTAATTGTAAAAGAAGAACAATTTAATAAATACATGTCATATCAAAAATATTTTCCATTTGAACTTTTTGCATGGGAAAAATTTGTTTTTTATGCGCATAATTGCTTATTTAAAGAAAATGGACTGCCAAGGTTTGCAGATTTATTTATTTTAGTTGGTCGTGGTTCGGGCAAAAATGCATACTTAGGATTTGAGGACTTCTGCTTGATTACTCCAACTAATGGAATAAAAAATTATGATATAGATATTTCTGCTAACAGTGAGGACCAAGCTAAAACAACTTTTATGGATATTTACAATATATTAGAAGATCCAAAACATACGAAAAAAATGAAAAAACATTTCTATTGGAATAAAGAAGAAATTATAAATCTTAAGACTAAAAGTAAAATCAAATTTAGGACTAATAACCCAAAGGGAAAGGATGGATTAAGAAGTGGTAAAGTTGACTTCGATGAGATACATGCTTATCAAAATTGGGAAAATATAAATGTATTTACTACTGGTTTAGGTAAAAAAGACCATCCAAGACGAACATATATAACAACTAATGGAGATGTGAGAGATGGTCCATTAGATAATCTATTAGAAAAAGCGATGTTAATCTTAAATGGAGAAGTTGAAGATAATGGATTTTTACCCTTTATTTGTAGATTAGATAATGAAGAAGAGGTCCATGATTTTAGTAATTGGTCAAAAGCTAATCCTAGTTTACCTTATAGGCCTTCTCTTATGGAACAAATGAAGAAAGAATACGAGGACTATAAAATAAATCCTTATGTAAATAGTGCATTTATGACTAAAAGAATGAATATCCCAAAAGGAAGTAAGGATATAGAAGTAACTACATGGGAAAATATATTGGCAACAAATAAAGAAATACTAGATTTAGAAGGCGCAAGTTGTACTATAGGATTTGACTATACTAAAGTAAATGACTTTTTAACAGTAGGATTGTTGTTTCTTAAAGGTGGAGTTTACTATTGGATTAGTCATAGTTGGTTTTGCGCTAATTCAAGGGATAAAGATAGAATAAAAGCACCTTTGGAAGAGTGGCAAGAGAAAGGACTATTAACTATAGTTGATGATATTGAAATTAATCCAGATGTTCCATGTGAATGGCTACAAGAGCAGTTGACAAAATACAATTGTGTAAAAACTGGAATAGATAATTTTAGATTGGCATTGCTATCTAAATCACTTAAAAAAATTGGAATAGATGCATCTGATAAAGAACAGGTTAAAATAATCAGGCCAAGTGATATTATGAAGATTGTACCAGTAATAGATAGTTTATTTAATAATCATCAAATTGTATGGGGAGATAATCCTTTAATGAGGTGGTTTACAAATAATACAAAGTTAACTGATAAGACTTTAGGTAACTATGTATATGATAAGATAGAGCCCAAAAGTAGAAAAACAGATGGATTTATGGCTTTTGTTCATGCTATGATTGCGGCACAAGATTTATTGGAGGATGAAGATGATAATACTCTATACTTCGCGGATCCAATTGTATTTTAAGGAGGTGAATAAAGAGGTGAGAAAATTATGAGTTTGAAAACTTGGTTCTTGGACTTCTTAGGAAATATAAGAACAGAAAAAGGTGAAATAGAAGAAACTTTATTTGAAGAAAAACTTCAAGAAATATACTATAAAGAATTAGCTATACAGACTGCAGTAGTGTTAATAGCTAATGCATTAAGTGCATGTGAAATAAAAGTATATGAAAAGGGACAAGAAGTAAAAAATAAATTTTACTACAGATTAAATGTATCACCTAATAAAAATGAAAATGCAAGCCAATTATGGCATAAAGCTATTGAAAAAATGATTTACGAGAAAGAAGCTTTAATCGTTGAAATTGGAGAAGAATTATTTGTCGTAGACAGTAAAAGTGAAGAAGAAAAACCTTTAGAAGGTAATATATATACAGGAATATGTATAGGTAATGAGTATATAAATAGAAGATTTCAAGCAGATGAGGTAATAAGGCTAAAATTAAATGACGTAAATATTAAAAAATTAATAGATAGTTTATATGAACAATATGGAGAACTATTAGCATTAGCTGCAAATAATTTTAAAAAGAACAACCAACGAAAATATAAATTGAAGCTTGAAAATATAAAAGCAGGAGATAAAAAATTTCAAGAAGAATTTGATACAGTTGTTAAATCACAATTAAAAAAATTTATGGATAATGATAATGTAGTTTACCCACAATTTAAGGGATATGATTTAGAGGATGTATCTAGTACAACAAAAACAGATAGTAGCGATTTTAGAGCACTTCGTAAAGAAATTTTTGAGATAGTAGCTCAAGCTTTTCAAATACCTTTATCACTTATGATGGGGAATGTAACAAATATAGATGAAATAGCAAAAGTATTTCTTACTTTTTCAATAGATCCTTTGGCTGATATGATAACAAAGGAAACGACTAGAAAGTATTCTGTTACTTATGAAGAATGGGCAAAAGGAAATTATACAAAAGTAGATACAAGTACAATAAAACATTTAGAAATACTTGATGTCGCTGAAAAAGCAGATAAACTGATAGCATCAGGAACATGTTGTATTGATGAAGTTAGAGAAGTAGTTGGATTTGATAAATTAGATACAGAATTTAGTAAGCAACATTTCATAACTAAGAATTATGATACTGTTGAAAATAGATTAATAGGAGATAGTCAAACTACTTTAAATGAAGGAGGTGAACAAAATGAAGAATAAAAAATATTTTCAGTTAACACAAAATGGAGATGAAGTGGATATACAAATTTATGGAAATATAACATCATGGGAATGGTTAGAGTCAGATATATCAAGTTACACATTAAGTAAACAAATAGAAAACTTAGATTGCAATAAAATAAATCTATATATAAATTCTTATGGTGGTGAAGTAGCAGAAGGATTAGCTATATACAATCAATTAAAACGTCATAAAGCGAATGTAAAAACTGTATGCGATGGATTTGCATGTAGTGCTGCAAGTGTAATATTCATGGCTGGTGACGAAAGAGTAATGTCTACAGCATCTTTATTAATGATTCATAATGCATGGCAGTATTGTGAAGGGAATGCTAAACAATTAAGAAAACAGGCTGATGATTTAGACAAAATTACACAAGCATCAGTAAATGTTTACATGCAAGAAGTAAATATTACTGAACAGAAATTAAAAAATATGCTTGATGCAGAAACTTGGATAACACCACAAGATGCATTAGAGATGGGATTTGCAACATCAATAGTAAATGAAAAGGATACAGACATTATAAGTCAATCAGTCAAAAAATCATTAATGGAATTGATTTTTAATGCAAAAAATGAGAATCAAGAAGACGATGATCAAGAAAAAGATAAAAATAAAGATGATGAACAAGACAATAAAGATGATGAAAATGACAAAAAGGATGAAGAATCCAACAAAGATAAAAAAGAAGATGAGCCAAAGGAATTCAATATGAATTCTTTTTTTAATGCAATAAAAAATATAAATGTAAAATAGGAGGTAGACAAATGTCTTTTTTTGGAAATAAAAAATTAAAACAACAAGAAGTAGCAAATGCATTACAAAGTGCTATGGCAGGAGGAAATGAAGAAGAAATAAAACAAGCCTGGATAGAATTCCAAGAAGCTATAAAAGAGGATATAAAATCAGATTTTATAGAATATCAAGCTACACAAGACAAATCAATTTTAGCATCTAGAGGTTATAGACAGTTAACTGCTGCAGAAGAAAAATGGTATAAAGGATTTATAGAAGCATCTAAGTCTAGTAAACCGAAAGAAGCTCTTACAGACTTTTTAAGTGCACCAGATGGAATTATGCCTGAAACAATAATAGAAGATGTATTTAGAGATTTAGTTATAGAACATCCTTTACTTGAAAAGATAAACTTCCAATTTGCTAAGTATATGACAAAATGGATATTAAATGATCACTCAATAGATACTGCAGTTTGGGGTGCTCTTAACTCAACAATAACAAAAGAAATAGAATCAGCATTTAGAGTGATAGACATTACTCAAAATAAATTAAGTGCATTTGCAGCAATACCATTAGATATGTTAGATTTAGGGCCAACATTTATAGATTCATATATAAGAACGGTTTTAAAAGATGCATTACTATGTGGATTAGAAAAAGCTATAGTAGCAGGTACAGGGAAAAATCAACCTATAGGATTATGCAAAAATGTATCTCATGGAGTGACCGTAACAGGTGGAGTTTATCCAGATAAAACAAAGGTCACATTAACATCATTTATGCCTAAAGAATATGGAGCAGTATTAGCACAATTAGCTAAGACAGAAAAATGGACTGATGATGAGAGTAAGGATCATGGAGGTAAGCCAAGAAAGTTTAGTTCAGTATTATTTATTTGTAACCAAACTGATTATCTTACAAAAGTTATGCCTGCATCTACAGTATTGAATGTTAATGGTACATTTACTCAAAATGTATTTCCATTCCCTACAGAAGTTGTAATATCAAATGAACTAAACGACGGAACTGCTATTGTTTGTTTACCAGAAGAATACTTGATGGTAATTGGTGCTGATAAAAATGGTGTAATAACTTATTCAGACGAATATAAATTCTTAGAGGACCTACGTTATTACAAAATAAAAACTTATGGTGCTGGTAAAGCATTTGATAATACAGTAGCATTATTCTTAGATATTTCAAAATTAGAAGAAGCTTATGTATATACTAAAGTAAAAGGTAGTGTAGAAAGTACAGTAAAAGGTACTGTTACTACAAAAGCAGAATCTTAAGATAAAAAATAAGGGCTAGAATTTCTAGTCCTTATTTTATTGGAGGTAAAAATATGAATTTACTTCAAGATTTGAAGTTAAAATTAAATATAACTTGGGTTGAAGAAGAAACAGAAAATCGTTTGAATGCTATTTTAGAAGATGCAAAATCAGCATTAAATTTTAAATTAGGTGCAGAAGTAGATTATTCTAATGGAATGGAAAGAAGTTTATTGCTTAATTATTGTATGTATGAATGGAATAATTGCATTAATGAATTTGACGATAATTATTTCAACAATATTATGCAATTAAGACAAAAATATGAGGTAGAACAAAATGAGGACATCTAATTTTAATGATGGATATATAAGAGTTTATAAAGAAAAAAATAAAGAAAGTGACTTTGGAGCTAGAAAAAATATAAAATCTATTGATGATTTAGAGTTTATAGTCAAATTAGCATATAAAGAATGCAATAAAAGGCAACAGGACCTTGATTTTGCAGAAGCTAGAAATAGGTCTTTAAGTTTAAAAATAAAAACAAGATTTTATAGAGATATATCTAACTATGATAAAGTTATTATAAAAAATGTTCTTTACGATATTGTGTACTTTGATATAGATAGAGAAAAGCAAGAAATTTACTTCTATTTGGAAGAGGTGAGAAAGATTGCTTAATGATATAAAACAAGCATTAGAAAAATTAGGATATAAAGCTTATTATGGACGTTCACTGGCAAAACCAAATGATGATTGGAATTATTTTGTCTTTAACAAAAGTAGGACATCTAGATCAGGAACAAATAGAATGGACTATAACAAATATTATCAGGTACATTTTATTTGTGAAGATTATATAGAAGAAGATTTTGAATTTAAAATAATAAAACAAGTAACAAAAGATACAAAATTAAAATTAGCTGATACAGAAATTGTATTTAATTATACAACAAAAAATAATACTGATAGAGTAGTTGAAATTTGCACAATAGAATTTACAAAAGCTAAAAAAGGTTGTGAATTATAATGGCAGGGATAAATTTTTCATTAGAGTATGAAGACGTACAGAAAATACAACAAGCTATAGGAAATTATGAAGATAAAGCTGAGGACGTAATAAATAAATACATACATGGAGAAGGAAAAGACAAGTTAATAAACTCTATACATAATTGTATACCTGTATCTGATAGGAATAAAAAGCATGCAAGAGATGCAGATTCATTAACAAATAAAAATTTCAACTTAGGAATAAGAATTACAACAAAACAAAAATATAATTACTTAGTATTCCCGATGACAGCCAGTGGGACAAGCCAAGGGAAAAGTGAAAAGCCATTCATGGAAGAAGGAGTTAAAAAAGTAAAAGATAATGTCGTAAATGACATTCTAGATAAGTTAGGAGGTTTGAATATATAATGGCTAGTTATGTTAAAGTGTACTCAGATTATGAAATAAAAGAAAGTGCTATTAAATTTAATGGCGAAAATGAAATAGCAACAACAAAAGTTGGTTGCGTAGGATCTTTAACTGAAGAGATGGATGTAAGAACAGTAACAAAAAAATGTGAAGGTGTAGTAATAAAATCTAGAACTAGAGGAACTGGAACAGGAACATTAACTGTAAGTATGCATATGCTATGGAGTTTGTATGTGAAAGTATATGGAATGATATTCACAGATAAACTTGCAGAAGGTGTATATGGATATGGTAAAGATAGTATCCATCCAGAATTTACATGGGTTGCTAAAGTGTTAGATGAAGATGGAATAGAAAAGTATTTAGCATATCCAAATTGTGTTATAAATTCAGGAACAAGTAAAAAAATAGAAAATGGTTCTGATGAAGTAGCAGAAATTGAAATGACGATTGCAGTATCTCCAGATGATCAAGGCTTTGGAAAATATGAATGTATGGCAAGTGAATTGGCTTCTGGTTCTGAAATTGCGACTAAATGGTTAACTTCATTTAATTTTGAATTAATAAAAAAAGCATAGAGGTATAAAAAATGAAATGTACATTTAAAGAATTAACATTAGAAAATGGAGAAGTTATAAAATTAACTCTAAATTTTGCTAGATTATTGCAGCTAAAGAATAAAAGAAAAAAAGAATATGAAGAATACAATAATATATATGTAAAAGAAGATAAAGATGCGACCTTTAGTTCAATCACGATTTTATATACAGCATATTTATGCGCTAATATAGAACAAGATGATAATACTTTAATGACTAAAGAAGAATTTATGGAAAATATACCACAAAGTTTTGTACTTATAAATAACTTAGCTAATGAATTAGCTAATCCAAAGCAAAAAAAAATTTCAGGAGCGCCTTTACCCAAGCAACAAAGAAGATAACAGGGGCTACAAAAATAAGAATACCCAAATTTAAATTAGAGGACATAGAGGATTATTATACCTACTATGTCCTTATTTTAGGTATAAGTGAGGATTTATTTTGGAATATAGATATATCTTCTTTGGAAGGCATAGTTGCTAATAAAGTAGCATATGACAACTATATTAATTATGTAAAACAAAGGGAAATAGAAAGGAGGGGAAGATAAATGGCAAATAAAACACAGGCACAAATAGAATTTAAAGCTGTAACTTCAGAATTTAGGTCCGGTATAAGAGACATAAGTAAAGATATGACTACATTTTCAAATGAATTGAAATTAAATGCTACTCAATTAAAAGGAAATTCAGATGATATAAATCTATTAGAGCAAAGACAAAATATATTACAACAACAATATGCAGCATCAAGCCAAAAGGTAGAATTATTAAATCAATCATTAGAACAGGCGAAAAATATACTTGGAGAAAACTCCAATGAATACAGAAATCTTAATAATGAGTTACTTAGAGCACAAACTCAACAACAAGCTATACAAAATGAAATAAATCAAACATCACAAAGACTTAATGATTTAAGAAGTGCAAGTCAAGAAGTTGGACAAGAAATAGGACAGTTAGGAAATGATACAAATTCATTATCTAGATTAACTACAGAAATAGATCAGCAACAACAAGAGTTAAATAGACTAAAAGAAGAATATAAAAATGTAGTATTAGAGCAAGGACAAAGTTCAAATGAAGCTCAGCAATTAGCAAGTAGAATAGGACAGTTATCTAATGATTTAAGGGAAAACCAAAATAGATTGCATGAAGTTAGTAGTGCTGCTGATGAATTAGATAATAGTTTAAATGATGCTGCAGATGGAGCACAAGAAGCTGGAAATGCACTAGAAGATGCATTAGCTATAGAAGGTGTAGACGAGTTAACAGATGCATTTAGTGGAATAGCAGACAGTGTAAAAGAATTTGGATTAGAAGGACAAAGTTCGCTTAATCAATTGCAAGCACAATTAGGGCTTACAAACGATGAAATGGGCGAATTTGAAGGAATAATAAATGAAATTTATGCAGATAATTTTGGAGAATCACTATCAGATATAGGCGAGAATATGGCATTGGTACATCAAAACACAGGTTTAGCAGGAGAGGCGCTAAAACAATGTACAGAAGATGCATATCTTTTAAGTGATGTTTATGAAATTGACATAGCTGATAGTACAAAAGCAGCAGATGCATTAATGCAGAAGTTTGGACTTACAGCAGATGAAGCATATAATCTTATAGCACAGGGAGCAGAAAGCGGACTTAATAAAAATGATGATTTAATTGATGTAATTACGGAATATTCTCCTTCTTTTGCTAATGCAGGATATTCAGCTGAGGACATGTTTAATGCTCTTGCAAATGGGGCAGAGACAGGGGCATTTAGTGTAGACAGTTTAGGTGATGCATTTAAAGAAATGAATATAAGAATTATGGACGGTTCAGCCGATGATTATTTAAAAAAGTTAGGGTTTAATGCTGATGAGTTTCGTGAAAAATATGCAAAAGGTGGAGATAGTGCTAAACAAGTCACACAGGAAATGATAGAGCGTTTAAGCAAAATGAAGGATAAGCAAGAACAATATAATGTAGGTGTTGGTATATTCGGAACAATGTACGAAGATAATGCTGCAGAAGCTATATTTGCGTTAGGAGATCTTAATGGAGAGATAGATAATTCTAGAGACAAATTAGGTGAAATGAACAAAGTCAAATATAATGACTTAGGAAGTGCACTTGAAGGAACGAAAAGAATATTACTTACAAACTTACAACCTGCGATAAGTGCAGTAACAAGTGGAATAACAACATTATTACAAAGTTTTGCTAATATGCCTAAACCTGTGCAACTGGTAATAACTGCTGTAGTAGCATTAGGAACGGCTTTTGTAGGAATAACAACAGTTATAGGAATGGTTTCATCTGTAGCTGGAATATTTACATCGGGGTGGAGTGTTCTCACCGGGGTATTTGCAGCAGTTAAGACGGGAGTAATTGCAGCAACAGGTGCTATTGGAGCAATAAGTGCACCAGTTTTAATAGCAATAGGAGTTATAACAGCATTAGTTGCTATTGGTGTACTACTGTATCAAAATTGGGACACAGTAAAAGCAAAAGCAACAGAGGTTTGGAATGCAGTAAAAGACACTATATCTAATGTGTGGGAAGGAATTAAGAATGTATTTAGTACAGTATTAAGTGCTATACAAACAGCTATACAAATGTATTTTGATATGTATAAGACAATAATAGTTACTATTATAACTGCAATAAAGACAGTAGTAACAACAGGTTGGAACGGAATAAAAGCAGTATTTACTACAGTTTTAAATGCAATTAAGTCAGTAGTATCAAATGCATTTAATGGTATTAAATCTACTATTACAACGATATTAAATGCAGCTAGATCAGTTGTATCTAATGTTTGGAATGGAATAAAAAGTGTTGTAAGTAATGTATGTAGCGGTATATCAAGCACTGTATCAAATAAATTTAATTCAATTAAAAGTACTATATCTAATATAATGAATAGCGCTAAAAGTATAATGAGTAATATTTGGAATGGAATAAAGTCTACTGTAAGTAACGTTTGTGGAGGTATTACAAGTATAGTTTCTAATAAATTTAATGCAGTGAAAAATACAATATCTAATGTAATGAATAGTGCTAAAAATGTAGTATCAAATGGCATTAGTAAAATAAAAGGATTTTTCTCAAATTGTCACTTAAGTTTCCCTAAAATAAAGCTACCTCATTTTTCAATTAGTGGAAAACTTAGTGTAAATCCTCCAAGTGTACCGAAAATATCGGTAAACTGGTACAAACAAGGTGGTATTATGACACAACCAACTATATTTGGAGCTAGAAATAATACTCTTTTAGCAGGAGGAGAAGCAGGAGCAGAAGCAATTTTACCACTAGATAACTTTTATAATTATTTAGATTCAAAATTAGATAAATTTATTAGTGAAGATAATACAGCAAGTGAAGTCAGAAGGTTATCAAATATAGTTTCAAACTTAGAACTTAAATTAGATATAGATGGTAGAGAATTTACTAGAACTGCAGTAGCACCAAATCAAGATGAATTAGATGATTATAATACAACTAGAAATATGAAATTAAAATACTAAATAAGAAGGAGGGGTAAAATGGAAAAAAAATTAATATTTAATAATATTTGTTCAGAAGAATTAGAAATAATAGTTGTTGAAGGCCCTCCAGAAGTGTTGTCAGAAGAAGAATATGAAGAAATAAGTATAGAAGGTAGAAATGGGACAGTTACTATAAATAAAGGTACATTTCCAAATATAGAAAAGAGTTTTATTTTAACTACTATAAATTTAGATCAAGACATAAATCTAATGATAGAGAAGGTTAAAAAATGGTTATTTGATATAAAAGATAATAAATTATTATATTCAATTGAAAATAAATATAACATTGTAAAAAAAGTTATTATTGAGGAAGATATAAAAACAACATTTGAAGAATTTGGAGACTTTAAAGTTAAATTTATTTGTGAACCTTTTTATTATAATTTATTAGAAAAAAATATAATAGTAACACAAAAACAAACGACTATATATAATAGTGGTGATTTTACAAGTGCCCCGAAGATAATTATATACGGAACAGGAGATTTACAGATAACGATTAACGATACTACTGTACAGATTAATAATGTTGATGAAAGAGTTTTGCTAGATAGCAAACTTTTTTTATGCCTAGATAAAGATAATAATAATAAAAGTATAGATATGATAGGAAATTTCCCTTTGTTAGATAAAGGGGAAAATACTATAACATGGATAGGAAGTATAACCAAGTTAGACATAGAACCAAGGACTATTTATAGATAGGAGGGAGTATTATGAATAAAGCAGTTAAAATATGTATTTTCAATAAAAATACTCCTAAAGAAACGGTAATTTTGAGTAATGGTGATGCAATACTTGATAATATTTGTACAAGCTGCAAAGTTACAGAAAATTTAGATGGGACATATGGATTAGATGCAGAGTTTATAATTGACGATGATGGATTGTGGGAATATCTACAAGAAGAAGCTATATTAAAAATAAAGGTTGATTATGGAGATGAATATTTCAGGATAACAAAACCAAGAAAAACACGAAATAGAATAATCATATACGCTATACAAGTCACAATATATGAAACTATTCACTTATGGCTTAATGATGTAAGGCCTACTGGATTAAATGGAACAGCAGCAATAAATTGGATATTAGATGGGGCGGTAGGAGTTAAAGAATTAGAAGTATATTCTAATATATCTGCATCTAATACTGCTTACTATGAAGATATGAATATGTATAAAGCTATACATGATTGTGATCAATCATTTCTCAACCGCTGGGGAGGAGAAATACAAAGAAGAGGATATCTTTTAAAAATACTTGATAAAGTAGGAAAAGATAGAGGAGTACAAATAAGGTCATGTAAAAATTTAAAAGGATTTGAAGCAAATACAGATGTAGATAGTATTACAACTAGAATTAAACCAAAAGGTTATGACGGAATAACCATTAATGGCTTTATAGATAGCCCTATATTGAATAATTATGCTAGAGCTTATACTAAAGAATTTACTTATAGTGATGTAAAAGTAAAATCTTCAGAGAGTGAAACAGAAGGATTTAACACACTAGAAGAAGCTCAGGCCGAACTAAAAAGGTTAGCACAATTAGAATATACCGAAAATAATGTAGATATTATCAGTGCGGATTATACTATAGATTTTGTTGATTTAAGTCAAACTGAAGAATATAAAAACTATATAAAAGCAGAAAAAGTTTATATAGGCGATGAAGTATCAGTTTTTGAAAGTAAATTAAATATAAATGTAGTTGTAAGAGCAATAGAAAGAAAATACAATGTTTTAACACAGAAAGTAGAAGAAATAAAACTATCAAATAAAGATATAGGTAGAAAATCAATAAATGACGTAATGATTGATATTTCAAAGGATATAGAAAAGAATGATAATTCAATAGAAAAATGGATACAAAGTTTTATAAATTCAGGAATAAAGGACAGTTATGTATTTTACAATAAAGAAGAATTAGTTGTATGTGATAGCCCTACTATAGAAGAAGCTATACATGTATGGAGATTCAATAAAAATGGATTAGCACATAGTGCAAATGGATATCAAGGACCATATGATGTAGCTTTAACAGCAAATGGCCAAATAAATGCAAATATGATTTTAGCGGGTACATTAAAAGGACAGTATATAGATGCTAGAAATATGGTTATAAAAGATGAAGATGGAAATGTAACCTTTTCAGTAGGTAGTGATGCGATTGTAAGAATGATACAAGGACTTATAGATATTTCAGATGAAGGTATAAGAATAAACTTACAAGATAGTGAAGGTAATATAGTAGGATATGTTGTATATGACGGTCAAGGAGTTCAAATATTTACAAATGATGATGAGCCAATAAGTTCATTCCATAGAGAAGGTTCATATGCTGAAAAGTTTGTTGTAGATAGATTATATTGCCCAGCGGTGGTTCAAGTCGCTGACCTAAATGGGTGTCCTTCAGACTGGTATATAGGGAAAACAGCTACAGGAGATAAAACAGGAAGAGACCAAAATAACAAGGCTGACTCACTTAGTACAGTTTTAAGAAATGTAAAAAATTATGGAACAAAATTTGATGCCAAACTTACAATCCATATAGAAGATGGATGTGCAATAAATGAAAAGGGCTTAGTCCTACAGGACTGTATGGGTACAGTAATTAGCTTAAAACTTGGGGCAAATGTGGTTATAAATTGTGAATCCTTTAGTATAGAGGACTTATCCAGTAGAATATTTATAGAGTATGTATCAGATAAAAGACTTGTTGGAGGGGAGATAACTCAAGATATTTATAATAAATATCCAATTATTAACTCCACTTCAGATGATTCAGTAATAAGTGTTCGACATGTGGATTATATAGAAGTAAAAGGTGTAAGATTTGAGGGAGTTGAAGGAGCTACTGGTATTAAAGCATTAGCAGGAACAAATTTAGTTGTTGATGACTGTGATTTCTTTGGAGTAGACCAATGTTTAAAAGCAGATGGTAGTTCAAATGTGTCTCTTGGGTGGTGTTCAGGCAATGTTGATAAACTAGCATCAATCTATAATGGTTCAATTTTGACTACAAGCAGAAGAATACCAAAATATTCAAGTGAAGAAATGGTTTACGTTGCAGAAAATGCGATATTTATTAAAAGTCAATATTCTTATGTTCAGTATGATACATTGCATAGTTCAAGTGGTTCTGCACCAGGAGGAACAGGAGGGGCAGGAACTAATTTAAATGATGTATTTTCAATACCGACTTCAAACCTTTACACAATGGTTGAGGGCACAGGTAAGGTTACTTCAGCTCGTAAAGGATATACAGGTCAGGGTAAGTATAAGACTCTTAAAGCTCATAGGGGTTATATAAAATTGCCAATAGCTAGTATACAGTCAGTTATGGCGAATAAAAAATCTTATACATTAAAATTAAAATTAACAAGACTTAATACAGAACATGGATATAACTCAAAAACTCCGCATCCGATAATAAGGGCAACAGGAGGCTCGGCAGGTGCGACTGATTATTGGGACTCAAACGTTAAATTTGCAAGGGGAGAAACTCAAACTCTTACTTTGCCAACAAGTATAGTACAGGCAATAGAAAAGGGAGCAGATACATTGGAGTTATGGGCATCAAGTAATCAAGAGCAGCAATATGCCTTCTTTGGTGATGTAGTATTGACTATAGAAGGGGAAAATACATCACAAGGCGATACCGATAAACCGGGTACTGATGTAGGCAGTGGTGAGACTGCATATTCAGCAGTAGGTACTACTACAGCCAACTTAAACGTTAGAAAAGGTGCAGGCTCTAGTTATGCAATAATTACAACACTAGCACAGGGCACAAAAGTAAATATAGTGGCTAAAGATAATGCGACAGGATGGTATAAAATAACTTATAATGGAGCTTATGGTTATGTATCAAATAAATATATCACTATAGAATCAACAGGTGGAGGAACAACTCCAGGTAAGGACACAATTTATGATTTCCCATATGCAGATGAAATGGTGGAAGTTGGGCTAACATATTGGAGAGTGTGTGACAACGAATATACAAGTGGCCAATCATGGTCACAAGGTTTTACCTATAGAAGTGCTAATACACCATTAAGTGGAACTTGTAAAGCGGAACAGGATGTTGCAGGGTCATTATGGGAGGTAGTAACTAGAAGTGGTAAAACTAGACACTATAAAGCGATAGACTGTAGTACCTTTGCAGGTATGATGACAAAAGGACTTGAATATGTGAATGGGCCATATGCTAATAAAACAAACTTTACTAATTTCCGTAAAAATATATTACAGAAAAGCAGTAAAAAATGGGCATTTAATATGGTCAAGGCAGATGGTACATGGGCAAGAGAGGCAGCAGCTCAATGTGAGTATTTCGATAGAGTTGGCCTTGGAATTGTATATTACAGAAATGTAGATACAGGAGAAACTTATGGTAGCATAGGCTCGTCATCAGATAACTATTCTATGATTAAGAAGGGTGACTTAATATTCTATTCTAAAAAAGACTCTAGCGGAAATTGGAAACAACCTAACCGATATATGAAGGTTTCCCATGTGGCGGTATGTTATGGAGATAATTCTAGTGGAAGTAAGTCAGTTATAGAATCTACAAATGGAACTATGACAAAGAATCATAAATTTGATGATGGCACAACAGTTAACGCTGGTATAAGAATGGTTTCAATATCAGGAGACTATGGATATGCTGACGATATCGTAATGGTAGTAAGACCTCAACCTAGCCACTACAATGGAAATATTCCAGGAGGTGGAACAGAAAGTGGAGGTACCGGTGGAGGTACAACAGGTGACGGAGTAACTGATGCAGGTACAACTGAATACACAAATTGTGTAAGTGAACAGGGAACAATAGATGGAAATAAATATGTTTATAAGTTGAAAACTTGTAAAATAACAGCTTATGGTGGAGACAGTGGAAGTGCTTGTAATATACCATTGAATTTAGGTCGTACTTGTGGTTCATTCAACCTTCCGTATGGAACTAAAGTGTATATCCCAAGCCTTAAAGGTAAAAGTATTACAGACGGAAATGGAAAAACAGTAATTTGCAATGGTATATTTACAGTAAATGACACAGGTGTAGGCGGAACAGACTTTGACCTTTACATGAGTACTAAGTCAGATACAAATGCAGAAAGTGTATTTGGAAATACAAGAAGAGAAGATGTTTACATTCTAAGTTATGGAAGTGGTTATGGATATGCTTGGAGTTATACTAAATCTTATGAATGGGCATATAAAAATGGCACATTAAGTGCATATAAGGTAGCTTTCAAAGATTACATTAAGTACGGAGGTACATTAATAAACTTCCTTAAATTCAAGTCAGATGATAAGAATATAAGAAATTCAACTTATTGGAGTATATTAAACAGTTAGAAAGGAGTGAAGCGCTTGAGAGATTACAATATAGAAAGCGATTTAAAGCAAGAAAAATTTGAAGTAATAAAACTTGCACAAGGTGATAAGGGAAATAAACTTACTATTAATGTACTTGAAGATGGAAAGCCAGTCAGTTTGACTGGCTGTTCTATTACTGCTAAATATAAAAGAGCAGATGGACAAGTAATAAATGGATCCGTAACAAATATATCTAATAATTCCTTTGATGCTGTAATAGATAGTGATATAACAAAAGTAGTAGGTAATTTAAAAATGTTATTTAGTATCGAAAAAGACGATGTAAAAGTAAGTACATTCTTATTATTAGCAAAGGTAAAGGAAGGCATAGGAGAAAGTACAGGAGGCTCAACTGGAGGAAGTACAGGAGGTGGAGAAGTGACAGTAGATCTTAGCAATTATTATAAAAAAAGTGAGACTTATAGTAAAAGTCAAATTGATTCGCAATTTAAAGATATTGCGAACAATTTTAAATTAGTTGCAGGCGCTAATAACGCTATAAAATTAATGTTCGGAACAAAAGAACTATCTAGTATTACCATAAATGGTGGTACAGTAGACCCAACGCCAACACCTAATACTTATACTGTAACTAATAATTTGTCCAACGCTAGTACCTCAAATAGTGCTACATCTGTAAAAGAAGGTACATCTTATAGTGCTACCATAACTGCTAGTAGTGGATATAGATTAAAATCTGTAACAGTAATTATGGGCGGTGTAGATATAACAAGTTCTGTATATTCGAATGGTAGAATATCTATATCTGATGTTACTGGAAATATTAGTATAACAGTTACAACTGAATATATTACAAGTGAAATAACAACATATACCATAACTAACAATCTATCACATGCTAGAAATAGTAATACCGCAACAACTATAGAAGAAAAGTCTTCTTATACTGCTACTATAACTGCCGATAGCAATTATAGAATAAAAAATGTAACAGTAACTATGTACGGCACAGATATTACAAATGATGTCTATTCAGGTGGTAAAATAATTATACCTAGAGTTATTGGAAATATTGTCATAACAGTTACTACTGAATACGTTTCAAGTGGAGGAGACGATTCAAATTTAGAAGGATTATTAAAAGATAGATTATTAGTATGGCATGATGAGTTTGATGGTCAAACACTGGATACATCTAAATGGAGATATGCGACTCATAATAGTGGAGGTAGTGAACAACAAGCATATACAGTAGGTAGAACTGAAAATGTTAGATTAGAAAACAGTAATTTAATACTAGAGGCAAGAAAAGATGGCTATGTTAGCGGTTATACTTGGAGTAGTGGACGTATAGATACTAGTGGTTTAGCAGGTTTTAAATACGGTAGATTAGAAGCTAAATTAAAATATGATGTAGTATCTGGTGCATTCCCAGCATTTTGGACAATCGGTACTTGTGCATATTATCCAACAGGGGAAAACATTCACGGTGTTTATAAGAGTAAAGGAACTCAATGGGCACAAAATGGTGAAATAGATATGTTCGAAGGTAGAGGGGCTAAAAGTGAAATTGGTCAAGGTGGTTGGTATAACCAAGATGACGGAAAAGGTAATCTAAGTATGGAATTTAGCAATAGAGCTATGGACGCATCTGAATATCACGTATATGCTGTAGAATGGACAGAAACAACAATGGTTATGTATATAGATGACATTGAAACTGGAAGAAAAGATATATCTGAGATAGAATCATGGCATAGACCAATGTACATTATATTAAATATGGCAGTTGGTTCTACAGGTGGATATCCTGCTGATGACTGTACTTCAATGAAAATGGAAGTTGATTGGGTTAGAGTTTATGCACCAGTTGGAGTTACAGAAAAAACAGAGGTTCAATCTATTACATTAAGTCAAAATAATTTATCATTTAATATGGGTGATGACCCAATAGATGTATATTATACTGTAAATCCTTCTACAGCTTGGGATAATAACGTTAATTATGAATCAAGTAATCCTAACGTAGCGACTGTATATGGTTCAAGAATAACTCCTGTAAGCACTGGTAGTTGTAAAATAACAGCTAGAGCAACTAATGGAGTTACAGCTACTATTAATGTAACTGTGGCAGAAAGTACAAATATAAATTCTACAAGTATTGCATTAAATAAAAATACATTATCAATCTATAGTGGAACTAACAGTACACTTATTGCAACTGCCACACCTGCTAATCATACTGATTCGATTCTTTGGAAATCAAGTAATACTAATGTAGCGACAGTAAGTAATGGTGTTGTTACAGGTAAAACTAAAGGTGTTTGTACTATAACTGCATACTCAAGTGCAAATGAAAATGTAAAAGCTGAATGTTCTGTAACAATTAAAGAGGCTGTACAGTTAAAAGGACACCCAACATCAGGATTAACTCTTCAATTAGATAGAAATGGTATGTCTAGTACGTCATGGACAAATGCAATAGATAATACTCCACTACAATGGAAAGTTGCTAATAATAATTCAACTGATATAGCTCCATATATGAAATTTGACGGAGATAGTTTCTATTGGGCAGGTGCAAACTACAAAGACCATTTAACACTATCTGGATTTAGTAATTATTATGATTTTGGAGAATCACAAACTGTAATACTTGCAGGTGATTTTACGAACGTAAAAAATCCTATCTTATCAAATAAGCAAAAATTATCACAAAATACTAATTTAGCTTGTATGAACAACAACGGAATGTCATATTCTGATGCTAGTGGAAATAGATTAGGCTCAATAAACTTAACTACAGCAGAACAAAATTATAATATAAATGGTTGTATATCATTACGTTATAATAAGACATCTTTAAGAGTAGATACTGATACTATGGCGTTTACTGGTAGTACTGTAAATAATAAAAACGTAGTATTATCATCTGCGTTTAGCCAAGGTAGTTACCCTGCATTGTTAGGAAATGTTAGTACAGCTGGAATATACTTTAAAGTAGTATTAGTATATAATAGAGTATTAACAGATACAGAAGTACAAACAGCTATGCGAGCTATAAAAACTTTTTTAAATTCGTAATTTAAAAATATTACGTACCATTTTTCCTATGTAGGAAGAATGGTATTTAAATCATTTTATAGTATAATAACTGCAAGGGGGTGAAAAGATGTAAAATGTTAGAATATAAAAAATAAAAACAACTATATATAATTAAAAAAACTAAATCTATTTTAAAAAGGGCTGTAGCGGTACAGTCCTTTTTTATTTACAGAAAGGAATTTTGCATGAATGATGAATGGTTAAAAGACACACTAAAGAGACACGATGAAAGGCTTCAAAGACATTCTGAAAGAATAGACAAACTAGAAAATACACAGTCTGAAATGGCAGTAAAAATAGAAAATCTATGCAATACAATAGACAAATTAGCAATCAACTTAAATAAACTAACTTATGCAATTATAACAGCTCTAGTTAGTTTTTTCTTTTATGCAATACAAAATAATTTATTTAATTAATAGGAGGTAGTTAAATGAAATTTAATTTAAAAGAACAAATAAAAAATAAATACTTTTGGGTATCAGTGGTTTCACTTATAGTTTTAACTGCTCAACAATTCAATTTAACTTTTATTCCAGCTAATTTCCAAGATTATGTCAATTCAGTACTTCCTATATTAGTAGCTATGGGAATATTAAACAATAATGCTACTCCAGGAGTTGGGGAATAAGAATAGGTATAAATACTTTATAAGATAACTGTAAGGTGCTTAGGAGGTCGATAGGAAGGTCGATTTTTTAAGCATCTTTTATTTTCAGAAAAGGAAGTGTTATTATGAGTAAAAAATTAAAAGTAGCTATAGATGCAGGGCATGGTATGCATACAGAAGGTAAACAATCAGTACCAATGAGCAAAGATTTATATATAGATGGTAAATTAGTAAGAGAAAAAGGAAAGATCATAAAAGAAAATGAATGGAATAGAGGTGTAAGTGAATATCTAGCTGCTGCACTAAAAAGATGTGGTATAGATACAATGTTTACAGCAGATATGACAGGTAAAACAGATATACCTCTAGCAACTAGAGCAAAGAAGGCTAATAAATGTGGTGCTGATATATTAATTTCAAATCACTATAATGCAATAGGAAGCTGCGCAAAATGGCAAACTCGAGTCAAAGGGTTATTAGTTATGCATACTAAAAATTCTTCTTCTAACTCTATTAAATTAGGTAAATTAGCAGTTAAGCATCTTGAAAAGGACATAGATTATGAGTATAGTTATGGTTTAATGCGAGATGTAGATATGAGTGGATTTACATTAGCTATTTTACGTCAAACTACTATGCCAGCAATATTAATAGAATATGGTTTTATGGACTATGAAAAAGAAGCAAAACTTATGCTTGATAAAAAACATCAAGAAAAGTGCGCAGAGGCAGTGGCAAAAGCAGTATGTGAATATTTCGGAGTAACTTATATAGCAGAAAAACAAGAAGAAGTTAATAAAACGAAGTATGTTAGAATATTACAAGATATAAACATACATAACAAAGCTGATTTTGAAAAAGAAAGTGTAGTAGGCAAAGTTACAGCTGGTGGAGCTTATACTGTAGTAGAAACTATAAAACGTGGTGGTACAGATATGTATAAATTAAAATCAGGAGTTTATATAACAGCTTCACCAAAATATGTAGAAGTATTTGAAAAATAATTATCGGACGCGACCGATAGCGACCGATAGCGACCGATAACATTTAGATAATATGTATAAATATTCCAGATGCAGTCAATACTCCTCGTAAAGGAGGTAATGACTATGAAAAAAATAATGCTGGAAATAGCAGGTCGTATTGCATATCTAGGAATTGGAGTAGCAAGTGCTATGATAATAATGATGTAATATAATAAATAAGGCTGGAGAAATGAATTCTCTAGCCTTTAATGTGTTATAATAAAAATGTGGATAAGTTGATTTTACTGACGTTTTAACTGACATTTTAATTTAAAATCTTGCTAAAACGTTGATATTACTAATACTATAAGTTTAATATAATATAGTTACTAGATATATTAAATATGATTTATTAGTATTTAAATCGGTTTACAATGTTTAAATATCAGTGTTTTTTGATTTATTTATTTTCAAATAGCTTACTGACAATTTACTGACCAGTTAAGTTTTTACTGACAAAACTGACAATTTACTGACTTAGTATATTGTCAATTTTATCAACTGCTATCTTATCATTTTCCTTAAAAGCATGCGCGTAGATTTTTAATGTAATAGATATGTCGGAATGCCCCACGCGCTCTGATATTGTTTTTACATCTACACCAGATGCAACTAACATAGAAACATGAGAATGTCTTAATGCATGTAGCTTTTTAAATTCAAGTCCAATTCTTTTAATAAATCGTTTAAAAGTAATATCTAAATTGTACGGATTATAATAATTGTTATTGCTGTTTATACATACTGTGTCATATTCTTTTTCTTTCATTAAACCTTGTAACTTTAATTTATTTTGTCTTAATTTCTCTTTTTTTAGCATTTCAAAAACATGATCTGGCAGAGAAATTTTTCTTATTGATGATTTACTCTTTGGTTGCTTCATGATATATTTACCTTCTATGTATTGTAAATTATATTGAATTTTTATAGTTTTATTTTCAAAGTCTACACAATCCCATGTTAAACCTAAAACCTCACCGCGTCTTAGACCTCCATAGATTAAAAGCTTTATAGCATTTTGAAAATATATACTTTCACTTTCTAAAGCGTTTAGTATCTGTTTTATTTCTTCTATCGAATATATTTCTTCTTCGTGTGTTTTATTATTCTTTGGAAGGATAATAAAATCAGTAATCTTTTTATTTATCTCTTGTAATCTGTATGCTTCATTTAGTACAGCATTGCATAATTGCATTATTTTTCGTTTTGAGCGATAAGCTAAATCTTTTTGAAACACATAATTAACAAATGTTTGATATTTATTTACAGTTATGTCACTTAATTTCATATTTCCCCAATAAGGTTCGACATGTTTTTTTACGATACTTTTCGCACAAGCAATAGTATTTTCAGATATCCCTAACTTGCTATCGTAATATCGATAACAGCGATTTGTAAAAGAAATGTTACTCGGCAAAGCATAAATATCATTATTTATACTATTTTTAACTTCTATTAATTTTTTATCTGCATCTTTTTTATTTATAAAACTACCTTGCGACTTTTGTTTCTTTTTGCCAACTTCATCTATATATTCTACATATACATAATATTTGTCATTTCTTTTACGTATAAAACTACTTAAAATTTTTTTCATTGGTAACCCTCCTTATAAAAAAAGAGCAGCTGGTAAAACTGCCCTGATGTTTATCTATATTATTTATTATTTTAAACTTTGGTGTATGTATACATCATTTGCATATGTATTTACTATTTCATTACCAAGTATGTTTCCATCTTTTATTCCTTGGATCGTTTTACTATTTAATGTAAATGATATAACTTTTTCTTCTTTGCCATTATCCATATCTGCAACTGCCCAGTAATCTATTTTATCGTACTTATCGCAGCCTTGATTTTTTATAAGATCTTCTACGTTATAACCATTTTGGTCAATAGTTAATTTATTAGTAGTAGAAGGTTTAATTTTAACTTTTATAACTAATCCGTTATCATCTGTTTCATTTGATTCTAGATACTCACCATGTAAAATAGTATATTCTCCTTTATCATTAGAACCACTACTGGAGCAACCTACAAACCCAGCACACATAATAATACATAGCATTATACTTAATATTTTCTTCATAACTCTCCACTCTCCCTCTTTTTATTTTACCTTAAATCCAGCTTTAAATCCTTCTAAAAAACTAGGTGAATTAACTAAAGCTATTAATACTATTATAACTATTACTACAATGATTACTTTCTTTTTCACAATATCCCTCCTATATATTATATTTCTTAAATTGTAGCATATACTGATAATTTTTACACTAATTTCCAGTATAATATCCACTTTATACTACAAAAATGATAATATGAAGATATTAATTTACCAGCAAAGGATAAAAAAGAGATATTCATTAGAAAAATTAGCAAGAAAAACTAATATTAGCAAAGCTGCGCTTAATAACTATGAAACTGAAAAAAGGAAGGTGAACATATTCCAGCTAGAAGAAATAGCTAAGGCTTTAGATTGTAAAATAACAGATTTGTTTGATTCTTATTGGAAGTAAGCAGAAATTTCCGTCTACATATGTGGAAATTTTACTAAAATATTCCAAAAAGGTCGCATTAGATAGTATAATAAGACTATACAAAATATTTTGTAATTTACATATACTATATATCTGAAAAATAGTATATAATATATGTAAACGATTAATTAGAACGTATGTTCTATGATTTAAGGGGGAATAATCTGGAATATGAAAGAAAAATTAATAAATGCAATAAAAAATCACAAATTAGATCACAAACATTTAAATGAAGTTATAAAGCTAGCTAAAGAAGAATTAAATAAAAAAAAAGACTAGGGATTTCCTAGTCTTTTTTTATTAGTCCAAATGCCATTTTAGTTATTAATTCAAGTTGTTCATCTGTTAATTGTTCTGCTAATTTAATAGCATCATGTTCTTTTCCTGACATATCTTCTAACGGTTTTTTATTATCTACACGCCCTAGCAGATAATCTGTGGTAACGTCAAATATATCTGCTAATTGTAAAAGCGTATGGGCATCTGGTACGCTTATGCCTCTTTCGTAGCAACCGTATGCTCCTTTTGTTAAACCTATTTTACTAGCAATTTCTTGTTGTGTATAATTATTTTCCTCTCTCAGTTCTCTTAATCTTCTTGCTAACATGTTTTTCCTATCCTCCATTAAAATGCACTTTATCTATAAATATGTTATAAGTTAATTATACTTATATATTCTCTATTTATGCAAATTTTCCTCGCCTTTTTGGAATAAAATCGAAAAATTTTAGTCAAAACACTTGACAGGCTAATTTAATTTGCTATAATGTAAGTATAACAAGTCAATAAGATTTGCTTAATAATTAAAAAATCTAATTAAATTCGATTGGAGGTGATTTGATGAATAAGCTAAGAGAATACAGAACAGAGGGCAATTATAGACAAAGGGACTTAGCTGAAAAAATAGGAGTAACAAGACAAGCATTTTCTTGTTATGAATTAGGAATAGCTAAACCTCCACTAGACAAAGCTAAGAAATTAGCCGATATATTTGGAGTAACAATAGAAGATATTTTTTTTAGTAAATCAGACGAATTAAATTCGACTAATAAAAATATCGACTAATAATATTGATTGAAAGGAGATTGAAATATGGATTACATAAACAAAATGAATAACTTAGTAGCAAGTATAGATGTAAAAGGTACACAAGAATTTATGGGAAAAGAAATACCAGTAGTTGAAGGTGGCTTTGGTGAAGGTCAAAAGGTTGTATTAGCTAAAACAATAGCTGAAATACATGAAACCGAATTATCAGAAATTAACAGAAAAATAAATGAACATATAGACGAGTTTGAAACAGGTGTTGATTTATTAGACTTAAAAGGGAATTCAGATTTCGAGATGGAGATTCTCCATAACGGATTATATACTCAAAATGCTTTAAACAGAGCTAAGAATATTTATTTATTATCCGAACAAGGATATATGTTATTAGTCGGTTTTATGAATACAGAAAAAGCTAAAACAATAAGAAAACAATAAAAGGAGGTAATTTAATATGAAAGAATTACAAGTAATTTATAATCAAGAAGTTTTGGGACAAGATTTTAAAATTTATGGAACAGAAGAAAATCCATTGTTTTTAGCTAAAGATGTAGCGAATTGGATAGAACATAGCAATCCTAGCAAAATGGTTAAAGATGCTGATTTAGACGATGCAGAAGTCGCAAGACATCAATTAAGCACTCTAACTAATAGTTATACTGCCTTATTTTTAACAGAAGATGGACTTTACGAGGTATTAATGCAAAGTAGAAAACCAATAGCAAAACAATTCAAAAAGAAAGTAAAAGAAATATTAAAACAAATTAGAAAAACTGGTGGCTACATACCACACGATGAAGACGAAGATGATGAAACAATAATGGCTAAAGCTTTAATAGTAGCGCAAAAGACAATAGACAATAAAAACAAATTACTGGAAGATGCTAAAAAAGAAATTGCAGAAAAAGACAGAGTGATAACTCAAATATCTATATCACAAAACACAAAATTAGTTAGAGAAACTGCTAAAGCAATCTCAAAATCAAATAGCAAGATACTTATAGGAGAAAGAAGATTATATGAAAGACTGAGAAGTTGGGGCTGGGTATGTAAAAACTCAACAGAAGCTACTCAATATGCAGTTGAAAGAGGTTATTTAGAAGTATCAGAAGGTACTAAGAAAACAGCAAGAGGAACATTCACATTTAGAACAACAAGAGTAACTGGTAAAGGTGAAATAAAAATCATTGAAAAACTTCTGAAAGAAAAAGATCTTGAAAAATTACTAGAAGAAAACGAAAAAAGTAAATAAGAAGTATTAATTTAGGGGGTAACTAAATATGGCGATATACACAGGAACAGAACATTTCTTCAAAAGAGAAGTAGAAGCAGTATCAGACATATTAAGAGCTAGAGGTTTTAGAGAAGAATGGAGCATCATAACTCCATACCAAGCAGAAATTAAGATGTTTCACGTGTTACAAAACAAGTTTGCACTACTTAGAAAACAAGGCAATAACACAGTAGTTGATTATAGCAGATAGGAGGCATATATGTTAGCAAAATACATAGCAGTAGTAATCATATTTAACATAGGCTTCTTTTTAGGAGCTTGGTGGCACAGCATACATAATTAGGGGGTGAAAGTATGGCAAGTGAATTTGAAAAGATGTTAGTAAGAAACATGGACCAAAGTGAACTACTTCAAACAATATCAGAAAGAATTGACTTAGTTGATATCGTTGAAAAATTTCGTTATAGCGAAGACTATGCACCATGTGAATATCTAACAATAGAACAATTACAGAAGTATCTACATTGTGGCCGTAACTATGCTTTACAGGTAGCAAGATATGGACTTAGCACAGGAGAATATACAGTAAACCATATGGGTAGAAAGTATCTAGTAGACAGAATAAGTTATGACAAATATGTCAAAAGAAAACTAGGAAAGTCTTTAAAGGAGGTGGTTAGATGAGAAAAATAATAATCGCAAATAAGGTAACAGTTACAAAGGAAGAACTACAGGCATTAGCAAGCAAATATCCAAACATGACAGTAAAACAACTCATAGAGTTAATGAACTCAAAATGTAACTGGAGATAAGGGGGAATAACAAATGAAATCAAAAAAACAAATCTATGAAGAAACTCAGGACCTAGTCCTAAAAACAAACACTGACAACTATATGGAATATCTAAAAACATACAGACAAGCATTCAATTCAAACATGACTCAAGAAGAAAAAGATGGCATAAGAAAAAAAGCATATGAAGAATATCAAAGAAAAGAAAATGAACTTTACGATATCCTTACACATGCTTACATGGATTATATGCATGATGCTAATCCAATATTTGCATAACAAAATAAGCTATCTAGAGGTACCAAATCTAGATAGCTATAAATCAAACACTATATGTAATATAAGATACTTAAATTATACCATAAGAGGGGGATAATATGAAGTTAAAATTACAATCTGAGGGAGTAAAAAACTCAGATATAAAAACACTAGAACAAAGATTATTCCTAGTTAGACTATATAGAAATACTACTGACCCAGAAGGAAGACTAGGATTTATAGAAGGAGCAGAATTTGCTCTAAGAAATAGAAAATATATGTCAATAGATGTTTTTAAAGAACACTATAAAGACACATTAAAACAAATAGGAAATAGAAAACATGATAGTTACGAAAGCAGTTTATTATATGCTTTACGACTTAATATAGAAGAGTTAGAGATAAATAAGGAAGGTGAATAACATGACAAAAGCAGTACAAGTAAATGACAATGCACTAGCATTAGCAGAATACAAATTAGACGGAGGACAAGTATTAAACAATAATACAGTTAAAAATTACTTAGTCAGAGGTAATGGAAATATAACAGATCAAGAAACATTAATGTTTATCGAATTGTGTAAAGCTCAACATCTTAATCCATTTTTAAATGAAGCTTATTTAATTAAATTTGGGACAAGCCCAGCTAACATAGTAGTCGGTAAAGATGTATTTGTAAAAAGAGCAAATAGAAATGAACACTTTGAAGGTATGAGAAGTGGAATCATAGTAGAACGTGATGGAAATTTAGTAGAGATAGAAGGTTCTGTAAAGCTTAAAAAAGATATTCTAATTGGTGGATGGTGTGAAGTTCATAGAAACGATAGAAAGTTCCCTATAAAGTCATCTGTAGCTTTGGAGGAATATTCTAAAAGTCAATCAACTTGGAAAACAATGCCAATGGTAATGATTAAAAAATGTGCTATGGTTACAGCGCTTAGAGAAGCATTTCCAGAAGATTTACAAGGTTTATATGATAGCTGCGAAATCAAAGAAGTACCAGATAAATTACCACAAAAAGAAGTTGTAATAGGTAAAGCGACAAGTGAGCAAAAAAGAAAATTATTAGCAATGGCAGAGGTAAAAGGATTATATAGTCACGAAGATGCTAAAGATACATCAAAGCTTGAATATTTCTGTAGTAGCAACGGATATGACCTAAAAGACTTGAAATTTGAAGAAGTGGACGAGCTATTACAACTACTAACAGATTATGAACCAGTACAAGATGTAGATTATACAGAAGAACCTATAGAAGAAGATAACGGACAGATAGAAGGGCAACAAGTAATGGATATGTAGCTAGGTTGGGGAGCAATCCCCTTCCTATGATAAACAACAAATAAGGAGGCTTAGTAATGAGCGACAATCAAAAATATTATTATCTAAAATTAGTAGATAATTTCTTTGACAGAGATGAAATGATAATACTTGAAAGTATGCCAGATGGTTATTTATATTCAAACATACTTTTAAAACTTTATCTTAGAAGTTTAAAAAATACAGGGAAATTAATGTTTAATGACAGAATACCATATAATTCAACAATGCTTGCTAATGTTACTAGGCATCCAGTAGCAGTAGTAGAAAAAGCAGTCGATATATTTAGACAATTAGGATTAGTAGAAATACTAGACAATGGGGCTATCTATATGCTAGATATTCAAGACTTTATAGGTAAAAGTTCTACAGAAGCAGATAGAAAAAGAAATTACAGAAGAAGAATTGATGAAGAAAAGAAACAATTATCAGAAGGAAAAGGACAAACAACAGGACAAATGTCCCAACAATCGTCCGAAAACACAGGACAAATGTCCGACCAAATCTCCACCATAATTAGAGATAGAGATAGAGATAGAGATAGAGATAGAGATAGACCTACATATATAGATATAGATGAAAGTTCAAATGGTAAGTCGGTAGGTGATTTAAAAGAATTTACTAATCTATTTGAAAAGAATATAGGAACGGTAAATCAATTAATAGCTCAATGGCTTATAGAAATGACGGAAACTATAGATTATCCGTTGTTTAAAAGGGGAGTTGAAATATGTACTGAAAAAAGTAAAACCAACTGGGGCTACCTAAAAGGCATAATAAACAACTGGATCAATAAAAATATATACACTATGGAACAATTACAAGCATACAAATTGCAAACAAAAGCTAAAGACAAACCTAGACAACAAGAATCAACAGAAAAACAAAATATGGACTTTTTAGACAGATTAGAAGAAAAATTTAAAGTATCAAATGGTAATGATGCAATAGATCCAAATTCGGAACGATATAAAAGAATGCTAGAACTAGAAAGAGAACTAGAAGGAGATGATTAAAATGGATGCTGCTTTACTAAATAGAATAAAAGCTACTCTAGAAAAACATAGTCCAGAACAAATAAAATATGACTGCTCTCTATGTGAAGACAGAGGATATACATTCGAGATAAAAGATGGATATGAAGTGGCTGTGCCTTGTAGCTGTTTAGAAAAAAGACAAAGTATCGAAAAAATGGAGCGTAGTGGACTTACAGAAGCTTTCAAGCAAAGAACGTTTAAAACATTTATAGTTAACAACGAATGGCAATTAGAAGCGAAGGCAAAGGCTATGGACTATAGTAAAAATTTTAAAGAAACAAAAGCAAGCTTGATGCTTAGTGGTCAACCAGGCTCAGGTAAAACCCATATTGGTGTGGCAACTATGTTAAGACTAATAGAAAATAATACAGGATGTGTCTACAGAGAATATATATCAATGCTAACAGATTTAAAACAAACATCAATGGATGAAGAAGAATATATAAGAAGCTTAGAAAAGTACATAAATCCACCAGTATTGTTTTTGGACGATTTTCTAAAAGGTGAGCCTACAATAGCTGATAGAAAGCATGTATATAAAATAATCAATACTAGATATCTAAAGAGTATGCCGATGATAATCAGTACAGAAAAGAGTGTAAAAGAGATTCTAAACTGGGATGAAGCCATTGGCAGTAGATTAATCGAGATGTGTCAAGGCAACGTTATAGAGTTTCCTAGAGGACTTGAAAATAATTACAGATTACGTGGAGTTATATAAGATACTTACAAATAAATAGCCTAGGAGTTAGTTCTCCTAGGCGGGAGGGGGATAATCAAATGGCACCAAGACTATCAGATATAGAAAAGAGAAAGATAAAGAGATTATACAATAAAGGATTAAGCATACTAAACATCTCTTATGAGTTAAATAGAAATAAAAATACTATAAAAAAATATGTAAAAGAAATGGGACTTGTTAGAGAAATTCCAGACCTAATTGGACAAGTATTTGGCAAACTTACAGTAATAGAATTAGATCAAGAATCAAGTGGTAGAAGAAAATGGATATGTAAGTGTAGCTGCGGAAATACAGTATCCGTCAGAGAATATAACTTGAAATCTGGAAACACAAAATCATGTGGATGCACTAGAAAAGAAAAATCATCAGTGAGAAATCTGAATGTAAAGCAAGTTAAAACTAGAGATAACCAAGGTGGAGTTTACTATTTTCAACCAGGAGAGATTATTTTAAAAGGTAATTATGAAAGCGAGAAAAAATGCAGCAAAGTAAAAGAATACAAACTAAGTCCTGAAGAACTAGCTACTTATCTAAAAGAACTAGAAACAAAAAAAGTAAAAAAAAGGGGTGAATAGTAATGGAAAAAAATATAATCGAAGTGAAAAATATAAAAACTGGAGAAGTATTAGAATTTACAGGACAAAGTGCAGTAGCAAAGTATCTTACAGATGTATATGGCAAGAAAATATATGCTGGAGCTGTAGCATCAGCTATAAGACAAGACGTTCCATATAAAAATACATGGGAAATAAATTTTATAAAAAATGCTAATAAAAAAATATGCGATTGTTGCGGCAAAGAATTTACAAGCAATAGAGCAAATCAAAGATTTTGCAGTAATTATTGTAGAGAAGAATATGTTGTAGTACAAAGAACAAAAGATACACCACTAGTAGCCATGGGAAATAAAGATAAAGAAAAATTAGTACATAAATTAGTGACAATGTTAGCACCATATAGAACAGCAAAATAGGAGGGGGCAAATGCTAAGAAATTACAAACCAAAACCAGTTATAGCAGAAAATATAAAAACTGGTGAAATATTAGAGTTTCAAAGTCAATATGCATTAGCAAGATATTTTACTGACTTATACGACATAGAAAGCTCTAGTAAGAACGTGGGTAGATTAGTAACACAAAAGAAACCTTATCGTAAAACGTGGAAAGTATATTTTGCAAAATAGGGGAGGTAACAAATGCCAAATAACATAGAAAGATATGCACTAAATAAAAATGCAGAAGGGTATACAGATTTAACGGCGCTAGAAGGAATTAAGAGAGCAGATAAAAATAAAACAAGTAAGCAAAGAGTAACAGAAGCTGACGAGCAAAAAGCACTAATGCAATGGGCAAAATGGCAAGAAGGAAGATATCCAGAGTTAAAACTTTTATATCATTGCCCTAATGGTGGAACTAGAAATAAACTAGAAGCTGCAAATTTAAAAAGACAAGGTGTAAAAGCTGGAGTACCAGATTTATTTTTACCAGTTCCTAGAAGCCCAAAACACGGTCTATTTATAGAGATGAAGGTAGGACGTAACAAATGCACAGATAATCAAAAGAAATGGATTAGAAACCTGTTAGAGCAAGGATATGAGGTTAAAGTGTGTTATAGTTGCGAAGAAGCAATACAGGTAATAAAAAAATATCTAAATATATAAGGGGGCGAGAGTATGAATAATAAAAATGGTAGCGAATTAATGTTTTTAATTGTTATTTGAAAAAGAAGAAATTAAAGTTGTTGAATATACACAGCTTAGTTTCTTCTAAAGGGGGTGTAAAAGTGGATATTATACCTGAGTTTGCAAAACAAGGATTCTTAGAAGAATACAAATGTGTTTATAGTGGATTCGAGAAAGACTTAGATGAGATTATAGAAAAAGATAAAAAAATAGCTTTCTTTAAACAAGAATTTTATGGTTCCCATTTTGGATGTTCTGCTTCTAAAAAAAGTCCAAATTGTTTTTTAGGATTAGAATCTGAAGCTAAGGGGCTTAAAATCGAATGGAGAGATAATGACGGGGAAAGGCAAGAAAAGCTGATTAATTATAAGATTTTAATTGATTGGATAGAAGAGAAAAAGCAGCAAAAAGAAATAAAGCAAGTTGATTATGAACAACTAAGTTTTATATAGGAGGATATAAAGAAATTGAATACAGAAGAAAAAAACAAATTAGCAGAAGAAAATTTAGGATTAGTTTATTTAGTTGTAAACAAAGAATTTACTTATGAAAAAACTACAGAAAGCGATAGAGAAAACTACATAGAAGAAGGTATGATTGGATTAGCAAAAGCTATTAATACATTTAATCCAAGTAAAGGTGCTAAATTTAGTACATATGCTTATACATGCATAAAATTTGAAATAAATAGCTATGTAAGAAAGAAAAACAATCATAAAAGAAAAATAAACTATGTTTGTAAAAATTCAATAGATGAATATATAAAAACTCACAAAGATATTTTAATGGATACGAAAGATGCTTATTCTTCTTTAGTAAATAGAGATGAAATATTAAATATACTTGGAAAGATGAAGATAAAAAATATAAAGTATATCACTTTAAAACGTGCAGAAGGTTATACGTATGAAAAAATAGGTAATAAAATTGGAGTTAGTAAAGAAACAATACGAGCAAGATTGAATAAAGCTAAAAAAGAATTAATCGAATTAGGAATAACTGCATAAGGGAGGATAGTATGGAAGAAAAATACATATACAAGTGTGAATATTGCGGGAAAGTTTACGACTGCAGAAAGCAAAAACATTATACGATTGACATTCCTGGAGAAAAGTTTTTAAAACAAACTTGCAGTTTGAAATGTGCAGAAAAGTATAAAGACAGATTAATAGAAGATGCTGAAAAAAGATGCTTAAATCTAAGACAAAATACTAAAATTGTTGAATACAAGGAGGAAATATGAACAAAGAAGAAATGGAAAGTGCTGCTGGAATCATATGCACTTTATTAAAAGGACTATTAGAAGAAACTGGATTATACATAGCTGTTGATGCAAAGACAAAAGAATTTGTTTTTATAGAAAGAGAAAGTTGGGACAAAGGAAATGGCAAAGGTAGAACAGCTAGAGTATCTATAAAGCAAATAAATGTAAAAGAATAGGGGAGAAAAATGAATAAAAAAGAATTTTCAGGAATAAGAGATATTTTAAATCAACCACTTAAAGGAGAAGATACTAAAACAGTAAGAATTATACTAACAAACAATAGAGAATATACAATTAAATGTCAAAATGTATATGTACAAATTGATGAAGAAGGAAAATGTGACGGATTTTTTATATATAGCAGTGAAGGAAGTAGTTATATAGCTAACATAGATGAATTAATAGCGCTAATACAAGAATAGAGGAAATGAAAATGAAATGTAAATACTTTAAAAAAGAAAATGAAGATAAATATTGCAGTAATTATTTAGGACCACAAGTAATAGAAGCATGTGAAAAAGGAACAATTATAAAACATAACTGCAAAGATAAATGCAAGTATGTGGATTGTAAGAAACTTGAAGAACTACAAGGATTAAAAAGGGGGTGATAAGCTTTGCTATTAAGCAGAGTTGATGAAATTGTAGAATTGGCTAGGGAGTATATGAAAAAATACGAACTAACTCCTAGAAAAGCTATGGAATATGCAATAACAAACATAGAAATAAAAATAGAACAAGAAGAAAAAAACAATGTTAATCCGAAAATATAAAGGAGATGATAAATATGTACATTTTACTAATGGCAATTGGATATGCAATTGTATATATAACTGCAGAAAATCCAAATTTATATACTTTAAAATGGTTAATGGTAACGTTGGGAGTCTTTTTAATTTTTATCGCTGGAAGAATGAGTAAAAAAACATATTAGAGGGGAAAAAATGAGAGAAATTAAATTTAGAGGTCATAATGGAATTGAATGGTTATACGATTCACAAATTTCTATAATACCATATGGCAAAAACGTATATTGTTTTATGCCGAATGAAAAAAATAAATCAGACCAAAATGATGTATGTAATTGGGATAGTGTTAGTTATGTAGGACAGTATACGGAAATAAAAGATATAAACGGCACAGAAATTTATGAAGGTGACATAGTAGAAACAACTAGAGGATTAAATCATATAATTGGAGCGGTTATATATCGCAAAGCAAGTTGGTATATACAATCAAAAGAAGGATATAACGTTAGACTTATTTCTATATTCTCTACTGCAGAAAATAAAATTATAGGAAATGTGTATGAAAATAAAGAGTTGTTGGAGGAAAACTATGAATAGGGAAATTAAATTCAGAGGGTATAACGAATTCGAGAAAAAATGGGTTTATGGTTATGGATTACATCAATCAATTTTTATAGATGGTTCATCTAATGCATACGTAACAGCTGGTATTAGAGAAGTATTTATTGTAGATAAGGAAAGTGCTGGACAATATACAAGTATAAAAGACTATGAAGGTAAAGAAATATATGAAGGAGATATAGTAGAAACAACTAGAGCTTTAAATCATATCGTAGGAGTAGTAACCATGATTAAAGGTTGTTGGTATATACAAGATGGAAAAGATAGTTATTACAGACTTATACCTAGATTTGGGACTGCTGAGAATAAAGTGATAGGAAATATATACGAGAATAAAAACTTATTGGAGGAAGAATAATGGAAGATAGAAAAGAGTTAATAAAAAAAGCATTACTAACAATAAAAAAAGAATGTAGTAGATATGATGAATGCGAAGATGGACAATGCATAGTATTGGAATTACTGCCTAGTCTTGATATATGTCCGTTATACCATAATAGTCCAGAAGATTGGGAGATAGAAGAACATGAATAGAGCAATAGCAGATGCAATAATCATAATTGTTATTGGAGCATGGATAGTAAGTAAGTTATATATGTAAGGTGAAAATATGAAGAAAATCTTAGGAGGAAAAGAGAATGCCTGCCCTCTTTGTGGGGGTATGGTGTTCTTCTTAGAAATAGATTATGGAGTAGTCAGTCAATGCAAAGATTGTGGCTGTTTAACCAAAGGCAAAATGAGGGAGGAAGTTAAAATTTATGAAATGCAAACATGCAACAAAAATGGGGAAGGAAATAAAATGTTCTAAAATTAATGACTTATGTATGTTTTTAGATCCTGATGAAAAGAAATGTAGACAACTTAATGGCCAAGGACCTATAAAACAAACTAAACCTGTAGATACAAAGGAAAAGAAAATTGTAAAAAGTACATATTTAGCATTAGCTTTATCATGGTTAAAAATTAAATTCACAAGAGATTATCAAGGAAATTATGTATTTGAAAGAACAGAAAAATTTAACTATGCATGGGCAAAATTAAATCATTTGAGAAAAGAATTAGAAGAATGGGAGGAAAAATAATATGTTCACACTAAAAGATTTTGATATAAAATTAATAAATAAAGATGAAGTTTCAAACTTTATAGAAAGACAGGGGCGCTTTAGTGCAGTTTGTTATAACACAGATGTTAAATATGCAGAAAAAGTGGGAGAAAGTTGTTTACAAAGTGGGCATCTAAGTGGAAGTAGGCATTTATATATGGTGTTTGAATTAAAGAATGTACCACGTTCAGCAGTAGATCAGATAGTAAGAGCAACACAAGGATTTGTAACTAATGTGCAATCATTGAGATATTGCAATAAAGATGGAAAGGTAAGTATATATATAGCTCCAGAATTATTAGATAGTCAATATATGGTTAAAACAATAAAAGATCAAGAGGATATAGTTAATGCTCAATATAACTATATACAAACTTTCTTAAAAGATGGTGGTATAACTGGAGAGAAAGCAAATGAAATAGCTAGAACAATATTACCTATTGGAGTAGCAACAGAATGTAATATAGCAGTTAATTTAGAATGTTTAATGCATCTGGCAAATATACGACTTTGCACACGAGCAGAGTTGCCAATTAGAACAATAGTAAAAGAAATGGTCAAACAAGTAGTAGAAATAGAACCGAGATATAAAACATATTTAGTTCCCAACTGTGAAAAATTAGGATATTGTCCCGAAGGTAATAAGCATAGTTGTGGTAGAAAACCTACAAAAGAAGAAGTGGATACTAGGGAAGAAAAATACTTAGCTTTAAGAAAATGGTTTATTGAATTTAAAAAAGAACATGGATATGATTAGGAGAAACAATTATGAGACCAACATGGGACGAGTATTTTATGGAAATTGCTGAAATAGTAAAGAAACGTTCAACATGTATTAGAAGACAAGTAGGAGCAGTTATTGTAAAAGATAAACAAATTCTAGCGACTGGTTATAATGGAGCACCTAAAAAATTAAAACATTGTGAAGAAATAGGATGCAAAAGAGAACAACTAAAAGTTCCTTCAGGACAAAGACATGAACTTTGTAGAGCTTTACATGCTGAACAAAATGCTATAATTCAAGCAGCATATAATGGAGTTAACATAAATCATTCAACATTGTATGTAACTACAAAACCTTGTGTGTTATGTGCAAAGATGTGTATAAATGCAGGAATAGAAAAAATAGTTTATTTAGGAGATTATCCTGATGAATTATCAAGTGAAATACTAGAAGAAGCAGAAATTGAATTAGTTAATTTTGATGAAAAATAATTGTATTTAAAATTCATTTAAAACTTTAAAAAAGTATGTTATAATTATATTAAGATGCATTAATTGTATCAAAGTAAAGGCAGTCTTTTCAGGACTGTCTTTTTATTTTGAAAAAGGAGATATGTGAAATGAAAGATGTTTTAATAGTAAACTCAGAAACAGAAGATCTCCTAGATAATTTTAAAATAGAAAATGATGAAGAGTTAGTTATTCAGAAACAATCTAAAAAATTAACTCCGAAACAGAAAAGATTAATTAATAGAAAAAATGATTTAAAGAAGTATTGCAACAAGCAAGGAGGCTTTGTTCATATGTTTTATGTAAATAAAAAGTTACTTTTCTACGATTTGGATATTGACAGAGCTAATATAGCAAGAATAATTTATTTAGCTACATATATTGATTATAATGACAGAAAAGAAAATTTGCTTATATTACATAAAAAAAACAATAAAGTAGAGCATATGACAAAGAAAGAGATTCAACAAAAACTAGGATTAAAAAGAGATGCTTTTTTAGCTTTTTTAAGTGATATGAAAAAACATAATCTTATTTTTGAAGTCAAAGAAAAGCTTTATCTAAATCCCAAATATTTTAGTAAAGGTGAAAATTTTTATAAAAATAAAGAGTATGTAAGAATAATGATTAATACGACTAGATATTTGTATGAACATACTACAATTAGGCAACATAAAACTTTATCTTATGTATTTCAATTAATACCTTATGCAAATTGGAAATTAAACATATTATGTAAAAATCCTTTAGAAGTTGACATTGGAAAGCTGGATAAGTTAAGTTTAAAAGATATTTGTGAATTATTAGGATTAAGTACAAAACAAAACTCAATGTACCTTTTCAGAGATAGTTTGAGAAAATTTCATATAAAGGTAGATGGGCATAAGTATTATTTATTTGCATATTCAAA